TCTGTTACTTCAATCCATTCTATGTAGCATGGTGTCTAGAGAACTGGCAAGGATTCAGTCTTACTAGCTACGAACGTCAGTTAGAGAAAGACCCTGAAGACCAAGAACTCATCTTAAAGGTGAGTAAATGTAAAACTATTGCGTGATTACTTTCGTAGAAATAATATAATCTACCACCATAATGGGTACGCCCGGAGACTAATGCAGAGCATCTCCTAATACTGGAGAGATGTCTTATCGTGAGATAAGGCAAAGGAGTGTGGCACAGGAAGGTGGGGTCTTTTATTGTGACAATATTTTTGTTCATTTTATTACAGCATATCCTCCCGTGACGGGAGTGGCATCATGACTAAGCCTTTACGTGGCGATGCTATAAGTAAGTCAATAGACTGAAACTAATTAGTCGTAATTAACCATTAAAGACCTCACAACGTATAGGTAAGTTGTATTAAATCATGAAACAGTATTTTTATTTAGTGACTAAATTAGTAAATGGAAACTGACTCCACTTAGAATCTTTTTGCAATATAAGCTAGCCATTAGATTTGGAAGAAATTACGCTACTAAACACCCATATGCTTTAGTAGGTTTACACAAACAAGTAATATCTAACAGTGCAGACATTACTTGGATATGTAATCTATATCCTTGGAATCAGGTAGAACCAGACATGATTGAAGCGGAAGAGGAGGTAATGCTTGATATCCTTGCTGATAACAACATGCTTATTGACCGTAAATCTTGATTACATCATTAATAATTAACGTTTCACTAAAACCTTGCATTGTATAGGTAAAATGCATGAAGATTATGGAATTATCACTTGTTAACAAACTGAAACAATTACCAATCGAACCGACTTACGTGGTTACAGAGAAGAATGCCGACATATTGAACGGCCTTCATCTTCTTGAGACAAACAGGGAAATTAAGCCTAACAAGGTAAACGACCTAGTTAAGGCTATTCAAGAAGGGCTCTTCATTCCTCCTATCATTGTGTCTGCTGGAACATTCACTGTCATCGAAGGTGCTCACAGAACATCTGCATATAGAGAATGTTTGCGCAGAGGTATTCCCTTTACTATGAAGTTGTACTTGGTAAAGGATGTTGAAGCAACAGAAACGTGCATGCTCATCAATAACACACAGAAGAGTTGGAAGGCAAATGACAGACTCATATCATATGTCAAGCAAAAGAAGAGCTCATACATAATACTGAAATCCTTCATGGAGAAGCATTCTAAGTATTTCATGAAAGGTACAATGTATAGTGTGACGGCAGCTCTAGCACTTCTAAGTCCTCTGTCTTCTAATAATGCTGAAGCTGCATTCAGAGACGGCACCTTGGTTATTACGGAAGAAATGGTGAAGAAAGCTATGCCTACGCTTAATCAACTGAAACTTATTGGCGAAATCCTTGGTGCTAGAAGAGGTACAGGAGAGACTGACTTGTCTCCGTTTAGGAGATATAGAATCAAGGATTGGATACGAGCCAGAGATATTATGAATATTTCTGTAGACCAGTTCATGAATCGGTTGAAGCGTAGAGTCGATTCCGGTAGGTGGGAAGAACCTTCAGAAAAGAATTGGTTCAATTCTTACATAGAAGTGGCATCGTTAAAACGCTAAGGAGTATTACATTTCCATATTTTTAGAACCTGGCAGTGAGTAGGTCAACTGCCAACTTATTTTATGACTTTAGAAGAAATATCTAACAGATATACTATCCCACAGAATGTGGAAGCCCTTAAAGCTATACTAGCAAATCCGAGAGCCTGGAAAGCTGTGGATGAGATGTTTATTAAAACAGTTAACGAGCTGGCTGGTAGAGACACCTTAACTTCAGACGAAGGTAAATTGTATTTGCGACATGGACATGATATGACTGTCAAAGGTTCTGGCAACACTAGAACTTTAGTAATTAGTGGAGCAGAAATGGCATCCATTGCTACTAATAACTGCAATCATGCCACAGCTGAAAAGGGATTGTTGTGGATAGGTATGGCATTCATTGTTAATAATGGAATCTACAAAGAACCCCAATGGAAATCTGATGTTAGGAATATAAACTATCAGGCTTTGAGAGTATTAGGAATAACTAAGTTCAACAGACAAGTTATGGTTATTCTATCTGAGATTATTGGAAAGACTCTCAAGTTCGAGATAGTTAATCCTACGGGCAGGAAGATTGTAATTGTCAAGGAGGTACCAATCTCTGACGTTGCTGACATTGAGACATTTATCACTGACCCAAGTAATGATTATTATGAAGTAAAGAGAGCCAAAGAAGACTATTACTTAGACTATCTCATGTCATGCAAAACTGGGCAATATATACTTACTACTAAGGCCAAATTTGCAGACAAAACCATGTCTGCATCCAAATTTAGAGGTTTGCAAAATGGTGATATAATAACTGAATTTAGTACTAGATTTAAGTTATATATCAAGAAAAGTGCTGTAGAAGTCCATGAGTTACACACTCGTACTATGGCTATTCACGATTATAATGTAACGTTTGAATGAAACTATATTTTAACTATACACAGAACTTCATCCTTGCAGATTGTGAGGGTGAGGTTATTGATATGAGAACTGGCCAGCCTTCTGATGCCAAACTACAATCTCGTCTTAATAGCTACAAAGATGAAACTACATCTAAGTGGATTCCTATTAAGGACTTAGGAGATTTGTATGATATGTCAGATAGTGATGTGACAGTTTCTGGCAGCTTAATCACGATGTCCATTGACGGACATAAGGTTACAGCTAGACATAAGGTGTCAGCAGGAGTTAATTATGTACAACTGACTGGACACTTCCCTCGCTACTTCTGGAAAGGATTTGCTAACTTATTAACTAAGTAACAATGTTATCGCAGATACAATTTAGGAAACAGAGAATACCATGTACTCTCAATCATCAATCTGTTACTTCTCGTGAAGGTAAATTGCTTCTTGGGTTTGGAACTAACCAGCCCATGATGCAGCAAGCCGAAAGACAAATTGCTAAACATCAGGTTCCTTATGAGACATCTGATTTAAACGGCATGCTTTCAATCATTATCGATTATTCTATTATCAGCAGTGTAACAACAATCTAACCTTTAAACAATGGATATAAAGAACAGCCCTATAGTTAAACATGCAATTAACAATGACAAATCTCTTCTTCCCGGAATCATCGCTTACAGCTGCAAAGAAGCTATGGTAATGGCTAAGAGAGAATGCGGTGATTTTATAGACTTCGCCAAGGAGTGGATACAGTCCTCCAAACAGCTTTGCGAAGAAGAGAACATTCCATGGGAACAGATTAGGACAGCAACTGGAGATTCTATTGATAATTATATATCATAATCTCCTTTCCGTCTAAAAGAGAGTCTGATGAGTCGTTGAAAATTACGACGAAACTTCACTGTGATTTGGCACGTCACAGTGGAGTCACTCTTAACCAATATTAGTAATTATGAAACTCACTAAGAATAAGAAAGACAATATAATAATTAGTTCTGCCATTGGAGCATTAGTAATTATTAATATCATGTTGCCTACAGCTGGCGATTTTACATATGTAGTCGAAGCTATAGGTATTGTTGCGGCCATAGGAGTCTGGTTCTTACCAGACTAATCAAATAATTAATAAATCAAACTCTTTAAATTTAGAAGGAAATGAAGAAATTACAAGAACGCCTGAAAGCTGGTATTGATTTCAATCCAAAGAAAGACCCATGCTATGATTCTATCGTAGAAGAAGCTGAAACTATTCTTGGGCATGTGCTCGATGCCGCTGAAGGCAAAGAAGTTCCTTACAAGAACTTCACTGTTGGTGGCGGTTATGACGAAAGGAAAGACCGTGAAATCGTCATTGTTCGTGGTGACGGTGAAGACTTGCTCGTTATGGAAGTTAAAGACGAATCTATTCGTGTTCAACCTCATGAACGTCATGCTGTCACTCTGAATGAGGATGACGAAGCTTCTGCCCGTGAAATCTTTGACATTCTTATGAAAATGAGAGACCAAAGACAAGGCTCTACATTTAAAGTCGAAGAAGGCAAAAAAGCTTTGTTTGAGTTTCTGAAGGATATATCTAAGGCTATCGGTGCTGATGTTGAAACGCCAGAAGAGCTATTAAAAACTCTCAAGGCTAGAGAAGAAGGCAATGAAGGAGCCATAGAAGATTTGACGCGTGAACAACGCATTCATCTTACTATGCACATGCTTGACTGTTCCCGTGAGAAGGCAGAGAAGATTGTAAAGAACTTTGAAGAAGCTGTGAAGCGTTAATAATGCCAAGAGAGGATTAGTTTAATGGTAGAAGGCTAGTTGCGAACTGGCGGAGGGAGTTCGAATCTCCCATCCTCTCCAATCATTTTAAAGTTTTGTTTTGTATTTTGAGTTTGCCCAGCCATGTTGTGAAACACACTTGGGCTTTTAATTAATAAGTGTATGAATCAGAATGCAGTTAATTCTTTAAGGAATGCCAAGAGGCATATTCTTATTAGCGATGTTGATAAGTTCAATAGCCATTTATTGTATTACATATTAAATGTTATATATGGAACACATGACCATATTAAATTAAATACGATATGTGAAAGACTTGAACGTGAGCTTAAATGGTCATTGGATGAGCATATTCCTGATAAGGATGTAATTAGAGAATGGCTTGACAATGATTACCCTCTTATATGCATAACAGAGTTATCGTTTGACAGTTGTATTAAACTTGCCAACGATTTCCCAGATTATGAAATTGTAGTTTATAGTTGGATGAAACATGAAGGAAACTTACCATTTTAAATGGAACAAATAACTCGTAAGCTGCCAAGTCCATAATGGGTACGCCACTTAATGTGGCACAGGAGGATACTGGCTGCTATATTCATTATTTTAAATGAGACTCCTGGCATGAGAGTATAATCATGCCACTTATGGGCCATACATGGAATTGATTCATGATGACTGGGTAGTAAGACGTGTAGAGTTCGTACCAACTCTTTAATAATGATACGGCAATTTAAGTGGAAACACTACTTACAGAATGGCAGCCTAAGCTGCTGGCTTAATTAGTGGACGTCATTGATTAAGTCGGGTTAATTGGAGAGACCTAGAAACAGAAGAGGTGTGGGAAGAAGCATATAGGGCAGCCCACTTAACTTGAAAGCCAAAGGTTAGTAAAGCTGAAATCTCCACTACCTATCTATGGGTTACAAATAGAAACGTTCTCCAACGTAAATGGAGTGGTGGAGCGACCGTTCGGTCAAGCCCAGTTTGGTAGTTTGTGAACAACTAAGTCGTAGCCCTACGAGGGAGACGTAATTGGTGAATTAACACTCGGCTTCTTAGTAAAACTACCTACATGCTGAACTCAACAGCTGATGTAATAAAATAGAGACACACGTAATCTTATTATTTAGAGTTGTGAAGACCGCGGTTCGAGTCCGCGATGGTCCACTATTATTAACGTTTAAATATCAATTTTATGGGATTATTGCAGTGATTGTTTTACTTATTTGTGTATGTCTTTCGCGAGTAGGGTCTGAAGACCTAAGAGGAGTTGCAGTGGCAGTTGAGGTTGTATTCTCAATAGCAACAGTTGGGGCAGCGATTTCATTACCATTCGCTATTACAAGGAATATTCAAATTATTGGCAAGCACGCAGTGCTCAAAGAAACATTGGAGGCTACTGATAGGAAGAATTACTATCTTATATCTAGTGATATCTTAAGGCTTAATTATACCATCATGAATCATAGGAACTTTGTAGACAACTTCTGGATTGGGATATGGTATGATAAGGACGTAGCTAAATTGGAACTATTAAAATGAAAGCAAGGTTATTAAAGAAACTTCGCAAGGAGTCAAAGAAGCTGAAATTAATAAGAGGTGAGGATTATCAATACATAGTTACTGATAGTCCTCATGACATATTAAGACCAAAGCTTGATACTTACTACAGTGGCACATACTACTGTGGTCAAGAATTATTATTTGACGAAGATGTAATTGCATGGTTACATCAATGCAAACGTAATTGGATTCTGTCCGAGGTTAAACGAATGCGTGTACATCTACGTAAATCTCGAATTAGAATATATAAAGAGTAATTGTTTCACTAAAAGTTATTGAAATTATGGGAAAGAGGTCAATATCCGACGATGACATCGTTCGGATTTTTAACACGGTAAAGGCAATGAATCCTGGGCCTTTTAAGATTACAGATGTAGTCAGGGATTTAAAGAAGAATGGCTTCCCAAGGCCAGAGAACTTCATGGCTGTTTTGCGTAAGCAGGGAGTGATTGAACCTGACAGTGCTATCTATACTAAAGGATTTATGTGGAAAGAACATGGCCCTTTGTATGAGACTAGAGTCATTGAATTGATAACTATCAGCAGGAAAGAAATGGCTAAGATACAGAGAGATGCATATGCTAAGAGAATGGCTATTAAAGCTGGCACTTATGTAGCACCTCCCAAACCTAAGCCACAAGCTGAAATGGAAGCTGTTACAGAAGCGGAAGAAGACAAACATCTGATTCCTATTACACAAGCTGAAATGGAAGCAATCAAATTCCTGAAATCGAGAGGTTATAGAATCACTAAATTAATAACAGTTGAACAGATAGTATGAAGTTTACAGTACAAGGGAACACGCCATTCAGTGCACATATTTGCCAATATCTATATGATTTGGAAAGCAACTTTGCCAAGGAGAAATTATCATTGCCACTTAGTCAGATTATAGCTCATATCTTATATGGGACTAAGAGAATCAGACTTGGTAATGAAGCTATTCCGTCCGAAGCAATCACTATTTTGGAAGAATGTATTGAAGCCAATCAGCCAATACCAATTAATTGTATCTTCGGTAGTTCTGAATCGGAGAAAGACTATGTTGATGTTGCTGAATTTCAATCTCTTCAAACGTTGAAGGATATAAGCAGGAGAGTTGCTAAATTCTACTATCCAGGCTTGAACATAAGACTAGATGTAGTAGGCGATTCAAAATACGTTAGTAAGGTGATGAGACTGGCAACAGTCCTGGGTGGTTTTACCATAGGCACACACCAATCAGCTATTAATGTATCATTCGCTCACTACCGGCCAGCACACTATTATTATAAGTCTATTCCGTCTCGAAACATTCTACGAGGTGGATATGTTCCAGCTTGGGACGGTAGAGGTTATTTATACTTAGAATCCCCACATGATATTGTGAGTATGATAACTACAGCTGACAATCCTGACATTCTTTCGACGACTGTGGTGTTAGAAGCAAACGAAGAGACAGTAGACCTTCGTGTGGACTATCTAATACCGTAAATCCACTATTGACGAATAGTGGTAGCAAAACTTGGTCTGAAGAACCAGTAGACATACTCCGGAGTGTGTCTATGACTTAAAGGCTATATCAAAGAGTTGAAACCTGTATCTATTCGAACAGTAGAAGTTCACCTGATTAAGCATCAGAAAACAGTAGTGCAAATCTACTATAGATATTGTGTAAGAGAGAATCTACACGGTCTGCATTATATAATCAGCATGCAGATAGGTCACCAAGCAAACCTCTTTCCTGCCTGGTCAAGTGTGCATTACGGTCTGTAAGTGGCGAGCGGGTTAACGTATGTCCAATTGCCGTAATGCCGCTTGTTTATTGTTTAGAATAAAGAAAGACTCTCATAACAATAAATTTAAACAAAGAGATGGAAATGAAAGGAGCACAAAGGCCAAGGAGGCCTTACCCTAATGCCGCACGTCAAAGGCGGGATGAGAATAAACCTAAGTTTGTGGATAATAATCAGTTATTCATAGACCAGTTTGTTAATCTTAAGAAATGTCTTCAGCCACGTACCTACGTGCAAGTGGCTAAAGATATGTATCCTTTATGGAAAGCTAATCCATTACTATGTACTAAGTTTACTGCATATACGAGAATGATAACTCGTAAATGTAGAATAACTACCCCGGAAGGAGTTATACAACTTGATACACAGCAAGGAGAAGGTTTGAAGAATGAAGGTATAATGAGAATGTTGTGGTTGGCAATCTATCACAAACCCACATTCCATGCCAACATTGCTTATTTTGCAGCAGCTGGATGCTGGAAAGATTTCATTACTATGATGGCTTTAGATGTTCAACTCCATGGCTTTAAGCACAGATTGGATTGGGACTTCTTCAAGAAAGTCATATTCGCAGGTCTTGCCAACGGTCAGACATGTGATTTAGTAAAGAAGTATCTTCCTCGTGTTCGTTCCAGTGTTGCATGTAAGACAGATGAGGCAAAAGCACGTAACACAGTAGCCAAATTCTTGGCGGAAGGCCTTTATGGTAAACCTAAGGATGAAGGAGACTATTCAACCTATCGTAAATATAGGAAGATGAAGAATAGCGGGAAAGCAGCCCAATGGCAGCAGTTAATCAGTCAAAAGAAATTCTTGGAAATCGATTTTGACACTGTTACTGGAAAGGCGCTGGCACAGCTAGTAGGCTCTAAATTCCTCAAACATCAAGGTCTTAAAGAGAAGTATCGGAACTGGTTAAAGAACCGTAAGAAGCCCTCTAATAGCGGATTTCTACATACTCTGTTCAAACCATACGGATTGGATAAAATTGCCGAAGAGATTCCAGAATTTATGGAAACTTCTATTAATGCAAGTTTCAACGTATTTGTTGATAATGCTAAACGCAATAGAGTAGCTCCGTTGTTGGTAGTAAGAGATATAAGTCATTCTGCTAATGGTGAGATAGAGAATAGCGAAACATCTGCTTACAGTTTGGGTAAAGCATATGCTTTATATCATTCTGAATTACTTCCTACAATATTCAAGAACTCCTATGCCGTGTTAGAGGATAACATGGTTCTACGTAAGTTCAAAGGTCAGAATGTCATTGAGAAATGGAAATCTGACAAAGAAGAAGCATTATGCCAGAATCCTTCTATTATTAATATAGCAGAAATGCTGTGTAAAATGAAAGAAGATTATGGTGTGGATGAAGGAGAGTTCCCTAGAGGCTGTGTGGTAATTACTAACCATACATATTTTACCAAGTTGAACAACCAAGCATTCGTGGAATTTAAGCAAAGACTGCTTAAAGCAAATTTCAGTAAGGAATTTGTAAGAGCATTCAAAGTTATCATTTGGAGAGTTCCTTTAGCATATAAGGGAAGACCTAATGTGGCTTTGGTTCCAGGAGTGTCAAATTGCTTCTTAGTAAATGGACTTAATAATTCAACATCCTCATTTATTACTGGAGAGAAGAGGTTCCAGGTGCCTAAAACCACTAGAGACATCTTTAAGCATGCTATGAATCAAGAGTTGCTTAATATGATGATTCTAGAGAAGGATGTTGTCAAGAAGAATGCAAGCGTGCAGAAGAAGCCTGTGAAGGTCTAAGTATTTCGCGCACCGTTTATTTAATAGTTGAATTAATGTTCTGATTGGATAGAAGATAGATTTCATTATGCATGGAGAAGAGCGCATATTTGGTATAGTAATCTTTGTGCATATCTAGTAACACTAGGTGGGAATTTATTGGATGATTCCATAGGGACTGGATAGAGATATAGTTCAGTGGTAGAACAGCTAAAGTCAATCTTTAGAAGAACATCAGTTCGAATCTGGTTATCTCTACACCATTTTATTAATATGATTCTTTCAACATATGCAGTGTCATTTCTATCTCGACTCATAGTCATTATTACGAGTTAAAGTATCTGCAATTGTTGAATAACTACTAAGCTCATCGGTTCGAGAGAATATGTGAGCTTAGTTTAATACCGAGCAAACTTCTATCGTATTTAATACATATTAACTTTTACATGTGGGGAAGATTCATTACCTTTGCACTCACAATTCACAGTTAATATGGATTGTGTGATTCGGGTATGCGCCAGAGTTGGAGAGCTGGGGCGGTCTGTAAAACCGTTGCCTATGGCTGAGTAGGTTCGAATCCTACCATGCCCACTCACACTGCGATAATTAAATACAATATCTGTTGAGGTCAAACTCGACAAACCCTTCTATGGTTCGAGAGAATAGTAGAAGTAAACTGCGGGATTCGTATAATGGTTATTATAACAGCCTTCCAAGCTGAAGATGACAGTTCGATTCTGTTATCCCGCTCATTATTAATAATAGATGAGATTATGAAAGAGACATCATTTAAGGCAGGTGTTATTGGTGGAGTATTTACCTTCTTGGCATTATTTGCAACCACAAGTAAAGCATCAATTAATGAGTCTGCTGCTACTAATGGAGATTATAAAATCAACAGAGTGCAGTATGAATTTATTAACGAACTAACCATTTATAAGGTATCAGGTCCTGGTATTCCAGGTATGTGCTTAGAGATTCCGAGAAAGGTGGTTTATGTGTATTAAATCCATGAGTGAACACTGTCTTATTAAGAAGAATACTCCAGAACTTCGTAAGAAACTAGAGGATGCTGGGTTAAGTGTGTGTATATGTACTACATTTGAGGATGCTGATTGGCTTAGTTGCTGGGGTTCTCATATGTCATATGATGTACATGGTGTGTATCCGGATGACGTGGACGATTTGTCTAAAGAAGCCTATCTGGAGATGTATCTCAAGGAAACGAATCCGATTATATGTGAATCGGATGATGAGTTTATTAACATGTGTAAACAAATTAAAGGGAAATGATTATGCGGTAGATTACTTACAAGCCACCATAAGATAGTTGATTATTAATTAAGGCAATTTATTTATTAACTTATTAACAATTAACTATCATGGCAACAATTAAACAATTTAAACAAGAAATCGCGAATTTAGTAAAAGCACAGAAAGCAGCTAAGAATATTAATGACTGCTCATCAGTTTATTACAACAGAGGAAGATTACATGCAATGTATGTAGCTTATTACATATTAAAGCATAAACTAATCGGAGAAGCTATGGATGAGTATCTCGCTAAAGTTATCAAAGAATGGAAATCACTTGAAACTCAAGGTTGGTGTGGTTATTCTAAGATGTATAGTGGAGAGAAGTATTTCCGAGAAAGAGTTGATTCACTGATTGATACATATTCTGATGAAGAGATTGTATGTGCTGATAGACCAGAAGCTTGATGCAGTTTATGGTTGTGTACAAGGAGGTCATGCAGTAGCGCAGTGGTTATTAGAACATCCTAAGCAGGATTGGAATAATAACTACTTAATCTACTTATATGCTGACTTGGACAAATGGAAAGTAAGACTGGACTTAGTTAATAAGGACTATTCTTCATTCTATGAACCAGACCTTGGCAATCAATTAACAGCAATCGCATTACAAGATGACGGTCGCATGTTCAAGAAACTTAAATTAGTAAGAGAATGATATACAATCGAGATTATTATGTTAGTGTAGGAGATGACCATGTAGTTATCACTAAGAACCCTAATCCTCATTTAACCACATTAGAGGATTTAGAAGACCTCAACAAGAGGTATCTTTACAGAGAAGGGCAGAAGATTCTAACTCCTTTTGGCATCGAAACCATTAAGGAGATTATTAGAACTCATAGCAAGCAACGTGGCTACGAATGGTTAATCCTTGTAGAAGAGAATGGAAACCAATATACTCCATTTGAACTAAATGGCATAGTAGTCAAGGAACTTACACTTGAACAGTGGAATCAAATTATCGAATAGTTGATGAGTTGTGGGTAATCTCGTAAAACCCTCTGTCGCCCCATTACTTCAGTGGTAGAAGAGCAAATTCTAAACTTGTATGGCGTTGGTTCGAGTCCAACATGGGGCACTTGCGGAGGAATGAAACGGATATATAAATCATACTAGTCTCATAAGCTAGTTATATTGGGTTCGACTCCCATCTCCGCAACTACAATCATTGTACATTTGCATTTTCAGAATGTTAAGAAGACACACAGCAATTTCCTGTATGTTGGCATAAGTAAATGAATCTATTGTCTTCTGATGATGGGTGTGTAGCTCAGTTGGTTAGAGCACATCTCTGATAAGGATGAGGTCCCTGGTTCAATTCCAGGCACACCCACAATACAACAATTTTCAATAGCTTTGAATAAGAAGTCTTACGGCACGAAAGAAAGTGTTTCATATTTTATGATTTTAATTAAACTAAGAGACTTCTGTAGTCCGGGATGTAGTTCAGTAGATAGAATGCGTGGTTTGGGACCACGAGGTCGCTGGTTTGAATCCAGTCATCCCGACCCCCTGTAGCATCCAAGAGAGGATGCTGATAGTCCCATAATAATAAATGTGAACAACTACTCCGTTCGTGAGAATAGAGTAGTTTTAATAAGAACCATAATTAACACAATAATATATAGTTTCACTAAACAATTATCAAATCAACTCAACAACCAACTCAACAACTTTTAATTTATGATTTGATTAACCTGTTTCATAGTTAAGCCCATAAGTCGTATTGATACGTGGGCTTGCCCGAGAGGTTTAGGGGCTGGTCCGCAAAACCAGTTAGGACGGTTCGATTCCGTCAGCCCACTCTCGATTTAGTGAAACATAAGAAGGCGTACAGCACTAATCATTGTACAGTTTACATGTTTTTGATAACGCGCCTTCCGCGGATGATTCCGTAGCTCAGCTGGTTAGAGCACGATACTTTTAATATCGGGGTCCTGCGTTCGAATCGCAGCGGAGTCACATATGTACTAAGATTGTACATGATGTCAAAGAACGAGTTTGACCACTCAGTCTGTGAAGATAGAGTGGTTTATTTAGATTACTTATTTATTGACTAAAACTGATGTATTATGAGACTATTTAAGTTAATTAAGAAAGCAGTTCGTTGGTATTTTAGAATAGCTGCAAATAGCTATGCTTGGACACCAACAGGAGTAGTTCCTTACCATAGGGATTAACTCCGATGCAATCGGGATAGGTCAATTAAACATTATGGTGAGTTAGCTCAGTTGGTAGTAGCAGAAAGCTGTTAACTTTCAGGTCGCAGGTTCGAGCCCTGCACTCACCGCATTATTAACATTAAATTATAAGATTATGCATAGTTTTGGTGCTTACATTGTGGGAGCTATAGTGCTAGTAGTATTGTATTACATCTTTAAAGATTCCACAATCTAAAATTGATGCGTCCTTAGTTCAATCGGTAGAACAATGGTCTCCAAAACCATGGGTTGCATGTTCGAGTCGTGCAGGGCGTGCTTATTAATTGGAAGTATGGCAGAGTTGGTCGATTGCACTGGTCTTGAAAACCAGAGACCCTTCGGGGTCCGGGGGTTCGAATCCCTCTGCTTCCTCAACTAATTTGAATGTATTATGAAGTTTAAAGTGAAATTAAGGAGAGTGTCTACGTTAAGTAGAAATCAGATTTGTAGAGTGTACGAATCTGGAATGCGAGAAATGGTAAAACGTCCCACATTAGTTAGAGTCCTTCTTAAGGATTACAAAACTAACGAAGATGTTAATGCTTTACTTGAGCAATTAAGTGAAGCAAGCAGAGCCGCTGAACAGGATTTATATGCAGAGTATCCTAAGTTGCCCAGAAAGGCTAAGAAGGAACTTAAGAAGAGGCTGAATGCAGTTAATAATGCCTATTGTGTTGGTATTACTTTATTGCTAGCTGAATCAGATGGCTTATAAATTCATACCTACTCGATATGTAGACAATAACTCCAAGTTGTTGGCAAGAATTTACTTAAATAGACAAAATTCTCGCCGAGTGGTATTACGAGGATACTATGATTTTGATAAAGAGAAGTTTTACATTTCATCTATATCAAAGAAGGCTAATACAAGGTCTGTGATGAAGTTCTTACTAAAGACTATAGAATGTAGTAGATTTCATTGGGAGTATTCAGGGAACTATGATGATAAGCTCTATCAAGAGTGGTTAAAGGAACATGCAGTATTTAACAGATTGTAAAATTATCGTATGAAAGGAATTAATTTAACAGGATTGGATATGAAGAAGTTTGTTGGAACTGGCTACAACCCGTCTCAAGACATTATTAACACTAATGGTAGAGACGATGGAAGAACTAAGAACGGAGAAACTGAAGGATTCACTAATCCAAAGAAACAAAAGGTGGAGGAACCTAAAGAAAGACCAGAAGTATATTACTAGGATTAAACTCCACGCTGCCTACTGGTATAATCCAGATAAAACGGCAAGAGGTAGACATTGGACAGAATTATATAATTCTAAATATACGTTTGCCTATAAAACAACCAGTACTCCTTGTAGTTGTCCTATATGTAAAGGAGAACGCTATAATAGGAGACAGTTTAAGAAAGAGACAAGAGAATTACTTAATCTAGAATAACTGAATGGGTAATATAAGAAGGCATCAGCACTTTTACTGTGTCATGTAGTTCAATTTGCCTTCTGATGATGCTCCAATAGCTCAGTGAATAGAGCAACGCCCTTCTAAGGCGTGGGTCGTAGGTTTGAATCCTACTTGGAGTACTAATAGTGGTTAACATGATTGGGTTCGTAGAGTATTTAATTAGTAAAGGGTATAAACCTTATCGCAAGGTAATGTCTAAGAAGGGTTCTACATATGTAGAAGATTCTAATATAGGATTTTATTCTTCTATGTCAGAGCATATTGACCTTCGTCTTATTAAAGGTAAGAAGGAAGTAGTGTATGGATTACATGAGAGAGGACATTCTCCTACTCTTATATATCCTAGACCTAAATGGGTTAAATCTGATGCAGATATGGATAGACTATTCCTGAATTATTCATTTGAAGAAATTGCTGAAATGATAGGTTTAAAATAGTGCACAATGAGGAGGGTATGCATGTAGAGTTCTACAACATGCTATGGGTTGGAGTCGGAGACTGACAAGAACAGTTGGGGTATGACTAAGTAATTGTGCATTTCATAGATTATCAGACCGGTAGGTAATCTTCCGTAATCAGTCGGACGTTGGGAGCTGATAGCCCTACGATAGTGTGGCTAAATATGGGCCTGTAGCTCAGATTGGCTAGAGCATCTGCCTTGCACGCAGAGGGTTGTGAGTTCGAGTCTCATCAGGTCCACAGATTGTTGAACTTAAATTGAAAGGTAATGAATCGAGAAGAATTAGAAGATTTGAAAATAACCAAGATTAGTGAAGAGGAATATGAACGCCTTAAAGATTCAGACGAAGGAGAAGCTATGGAAGTGTCAATTGACTCATTAAAAGCTGAACAAGAGAAGCTAAAGGAGTCAGCATCATTACTTGATGAAGCAAAGAAAGCCTTTTCAGCTTATTGGTTCTTATTGTCCCTCTTTATAGGACAGAATCTATGTTTGGGTGCTGTATTGTGTCAAATCTATTCAGCATGGTCTAAAGGAGAACCCTTCGGATTTATGGTACTATGTGCCATATCAATAATAGTAGCTGCTTCATATTCATGGAATGCAATAAGACCATATCGAGAAAGATATAAGAATTATAAACAAGTTCGCATTGCTTATAGTCACCTGGTCGAAGCTAATAGAGCTGTGTTGGAATTACTAGAATATGTAGAATCTAAGCCCAAAGAAGAAAGAGCCGAAGAAGCCGAAGAGTTAGCAGAGCCAGTAGTTATGGCTGTGGCTGAACTATTCTTTGCTAGAATGGCATATACTAGGGCACTAAAAGAAGGATTAGAGTTGCAATAACTCAATATGGTGGCATTAGCTCAATTGGCAGAGCATTAGGTTGTGGTTCTAAGGGTTACGAGTTCAAGTCTCGTATGTCACCCAATTCTGCTGTTTAGGTATAAACGTATCATAAATCTTCCTGTTTGGTTTGACTTATTCAGCAGAGTTATATTTTATCTTGAAACGGAATGCCGAGGATGTGGTTAGGTGAAAATCCTAAAGTGGAATGTAGGGTACGTTGCGTGACGAAGTAATGGGAGTAGGTGCGATGGCAGCTTAATTAAAGTGGAGGCCTCACTAATATATGTATGGCTGTACAGCACCGAAGGATTTAGACTGTCCAAAGCAACTGGCGTAATAAAGCATAAAATCCAGTGAAGACGTACGTGTAGGCAGTATGGGGCGGTAGCTCAATGGTAGAGCGCAGGTCTGAAGAGCCTGGCGTTGGAGGTTCGATTCCTCCTCGCCCCACTTTAATAGATTAAATAATTATTAGTAAGATGGACAATAACTTGTATTATATCTTAGGAGGCATCGCCTATGGTATATTTATCCTACAATTCATAATATCATGGGTTGCTGGGGAGTTCGATGTCGACGTAGACTTTGATGGTGATGCTGACTTTGATGTCAGTGATGTTGTATCCTTTAAAGGATTTATCCATTTCTTCATGGGATTCGGAGGATGGACATCTATTAAGCAATTATTAGGTTATGAAGTAACCTGGATTGATTGGTTAATAGGATTCTTTATAGGTCTTGTATTTGTATTTATGCTGTATCATTTATATAAGTTCTGTATGAAATTGCAGAACCTTCCTAAAGACGAACCGAAGACTAACTTAGTTGGCAGAACTGCTACTATCTATGTACATTTAGGTGAAGGGCGCCATTTGGCATCCGTGAACATAAGTGGAGCATTGAGAGAAGTAGAAGTTGTATCTCTTAATAAGAAGATATATCCTGTCAATGAGCCAGTAACGATTCGTAAATACGAAGACAATAAATTATACATAGATTAATACCAATTTCAAGATGGAAATGACATCATTAATTATCGTTGGTGTAGTTGTACTAGTTGCAATCATCACTATCATTGGGATTCTATCCCGCTACCGTAAATGTAAATCTGACGAATTGTTGGTAGTTTATGGTAAAACAGGCTCTCACAAAGAGAAAGTTAGCGAACGCGACGCTAAAGGTAATCTGGTTGACAGAGAAGTTGAAATTAAAACTGCCAAGGTTTATCATGGTGGTGCAGCTTTTGTATGGCCGATTATACAGGGTTATGAAGTAATGTCAATGCAACCGATTCAATTGAATCTTGTATTGAAGAATGCTTTGTCAGCTCAAAATATTCGTGTAACTATCCCTACCACTGTAACTGTTGCTATTAGCCAAGAACCGCTGATTATGCAGAATGCTGCTAATCGCTTACTAGGTGCTGATGATGACGTTAAAGAAAGTTTGATTTCAGATATTGTTTATGGTCAGATGAGGCTTGTTATTGCTTCGATGACTATTGAAGAGCTTAACTCTGACAGAGACAAGTTCCTAGCTCAAGCTAGAGACAATATCAATACAGAATTGAACAAACTTGGTCTTTATCTGATGAATATCAATATCAGTGACATTCAAGATGCTGCTCAATATATTGATAATCTTGGTAAGAAAGAAGAGACTAAAGCAAGAGCGCAATCACAAGCTGATATCGCAGAAGAAGAGAAGAAAGGAGCAATCCAGATAGCTCAAACTACGAGAGAGAAGGAGATTGCAATTGCAGCAGCTACTAAGGAGCAAGAAACTATAGTGGCTGAAACTAACAGGGAGAAAGAAGTTGCTATTGCTAAGACCACTAAAGAGAAAGAAACTCAATTGGCCGAGCAGCATAAGGAGCAACAAATTGCTGTTGCAGAGCAAAGAAAGGAACGTGAAATTGGTGTGGCTACAGCCCAAACTGAAGAAGCTTCCAAAGTTGCCGAGCAAGAAGCATTGAGAGCTGCCAAGATTGCAGAGCAGCAAGCTTATGCAACTGCTAAAGAAGCAGAATTTACTGCCAAAGCTGAAGCCGCTAAGGCAGAAGCAGAAGCAGAGAAGGAAGTTCGTATGGCAGTAGCAGCACAAAACCAAGAAGCTGAAACTGTTAAAGCACAGCAGGAGAAAGAAGCTAAAACTGCACAGTATGAATCAGAAGCCCGTCAAAAGGCAGCTGAAGCAGAGAAAGCAGCAGGAGTAGCTGAACAGAAAGCTACTATTGAAGTTTCCAAAGCTAAGGGAGAAGCAGAGAAAGCTAAAGCTGAAGCTGAAAGAGTAGCTGGTACTTCCAAAGTTGAAGCTCAAATGGCAGTTGCTAAAACAGAGCAGGAACGTCAGGTAGAAGTTAATGAAGCTAAAGCTAAAGCTGAAGAAGCTAAGCTTAAAGCCGAAGTGATTATACCTGCCGAGAAGGCCAAAGAGAAAGCTAAGATTGAAGCAGAAGCTGTTAAGAGTGTAGCCATTCTTGAAGCAGAAGCGGAAGCAGCTAAAATCTTGAAAGCAGCAGAAGCTAAAGCAAATGCTACTAAGATGCAACTGGAAGCAGAAGCTGAAGGTACTAAGAAGAAACTTCTTGCCGAAGCTGAAGGTAAGAAAGCATCTTTAATGGCAGAAGCTGAACAGAAACAGGCAATGGAAATGGCTCCGGCTCTTGCAGTTGAACATATGATTAAATCAGGTATGCATCCTGAAGCAATCGTTCAATATGCAATGACCGACAGGTGGAAAGAAGTTGCTGAAGCCAACGCTAAGGTGTTTGAACATATCCAGCTTGGTAATGTTACTGTGTATGGTGACTCCAATACTGCTGGGCAGTTCATGGCTAATATGGCTAAGAATCTTGCTCCTAGCTTGGAGATTGCCCGTAATTTGCCTATTGCAGATTCGCTTAAGCAAATAATCACTGGCAAGAAGCCGGAAGAATCACCAGCTAAAGGTGATAATTTTCCTCCTGTAAAGTAATCCTTTTACAGTGAATTTCTAAGAAGACTTACAGCACTAAGGTAATCATAAGCGATTGATATAGCATAAATAAGTCTTCTGTGGATTGGAGAGTTGGGTGAGTGGCTTAAACCAGTCCCCTGCTAAGGGACCGAACCTCAAAAGGGTTCCGCTGGTTCGAATCCAGCACTCTCCGCGCTGGCTAATAAGAGTTTGCGAAAATCATTATTAACCTAATTATTAGAATTATGGTGAAGGTATTAAATTCAAGAGAATTGAGGAGTATAGATTTAAAATCTATTCCTGATGCAGTTATCTTAGCTTTTAATACTTTAATAGTTAAGAACTGGAGTGGTAAAGCTTCTGAATTTAAGCAATCAGATGTAATAGCCTATGTAGCATCTGAAGGTTTAACTGAAGAAGAAGTAATTAAGAACCATTGGTTAGATGTAGAACCTCTATATCGAGAGAATGGTTTTGATGTGAAGTATATAAGATGTCCAGAAGGCAATAAGTTTGTATTCTGGAAGGCTTAATAAGGTATACTGGATTCGACTAGTGGTTTAGGTCGACGCACTTTCTATGCGTAAACAGGGGTTCGAATCCCCTATCCAGTGCATTAGTAATGAATTAATAATTACAGCTTATGAAAGAATGTAACAAAGTATTCTTTGGCGAGAAGGGACTAACCCAAACTTCTGCCAATCACCTGGCTAATATAGCTAAGGAAACAGTAGAATCTAATAGACAAGCTTTAGATTCTGTAGGGTTTGTGAATGTCAATATTAGCTTGCTAAGTGGAGGTAACTCTAGGACTGTGAAGACAGGTAGAAATGAGGCATATCTTGATAATGTGCCCACATTACTTCAAGAAGTTGCTAATATGAATGCCTTCTGTGCATGGATTCGTGAAGCTATTAAGGCTAGAGAAGAAGAACTTGAAATTATTAACAGGTACACATGGGATTTATATGCTACAGACGTAGCTGGATTCAAGTTGGACACCCCGATTAAGGGTCATATCCTTACCGAAGAGGAAGCAATTGCTTCATTGAGCATTGCAGAACGTATGGAATATTACAGACTAGAAGCAGAAGCATCTGCTATTGGTAAGTATATTCATCCAATGCGTCCGTTTGCAAACGCCCGTAGAGCTTTAATGGATGCCTATACTAATCCTACTAAAGTTAAAGGTTCTGGTACTGACACAATCGTGTACTCGTATGACCCGTCTGTTAGTAGCGATAAGGTAGAGAATGCATTCTTTGCATTACAGCAGAAACACAGAGACATATCAGCTAGACTTAATAAGATTAAGTTCAAGATTGATAAAATGGTAAAGGATTCTGAATATGAAGTCAATCAGGCTTATAAACAAGCTGTTGATAGATTCAATTTGGATGCCAAAACCCTGTCTCAACAATGTGAAACTTGGAAAGTTGAAGAACGTAAGAAACTATTGGAACTTAAGATAGTAATTCCTAATGAGTTACAAGCAACTTATGAATTGCTAACTAAGATTTCCAATCCAGATAAATAGGTGCTATAGTCTTGAATCTCATTGGATTCTAACATAGCTTTGCGTGAGTAGTATGAATTGCATCAAAGACTCTAGTCGATGCATTGTCGACAAATTAATCGTGTTCTGTATTCCATACAGGGACGATTTCCAGCATAATTAAGTATTATTAATTCAAACCCTGTCAGTCTATTGCGAAGTTACAAAATTCCTTTGACTTTGCCCTAGATAGCAATAGGCTGGTCTTTGACTTTAATCTTAATTTTGTCATAGTTGCAATTAACTACTCACGACTATTTAACACACTGCCATCTACTAAGGGTTAGGTAATCAGTCTCTCACACTGAAAATACGGGTTCGAATCCCGTTGGCAGTACCTCGTACATAATCCTTCCAATCAGGTAACTGGTTAGGCAATAATAATCATGTACACTCTAAGGCGACGTAAGGGATAGGAGCTTAGACGGTAGCTAGCACTGTAGTACGCAATGGTGGGATAGAAACGGCTAGCACCCACTTTCTATGAATTGCCATGTCCCATTTGGCACATCTGAATAGTAATTGTGAGTTGGACACATGATTACAGTAAGAGAATGACTCAGCTAGCGGGAAGGGACAATATCTGAATAACTGACTGCAAGTCCAAGCATAGGTTTAGAGGGTAGGTTAAGCAAGCTTCATGGTGCATTCGTTCAGTGATAGGATGCCTCACTGTCTATGAGGAGACCACGGGTTTGAATCCCGTATGCACCGCTTTCTTTGATTTACGAAGGAGATGTCAGCACACTTGGTAACATCGTCTCCTGTTTATGCCGACTTCGCATAGTGGTTGATTGCACGTGACTTGTAATCACGAGAGGAAACTCCACGTCAGTTCGAATCTGACAGTCGGCTCGATTGTAATCCTAGATGATTACAGTTAGATTATAAATTACCACACAGAGATGCTTATTGAATTTAACATGTTAAATGTAAGTGTAAATGAGCAGTTTTAAAGAGAAATTAAGTAAGAGTGGACAAAGTGTACTTGATGCAAGAGCGCAGAATCTGTATGAATTGGCTAAAATCGAGGAAGACAGATTTGTTCAGGATTGTAAGTTGAAAGTACTTCGCATTCAGGGAGAAATCAACAAACACAATGACCTAGCTGTTAAATCAAGAGACTCTTTGAATCCGGGAGAAGGACTGAATCCGGCTGAATGGGTAAGAACGAGACATGAATTGGCACGTAAACTGCGTGTTGCAAAGATTGAACTTGCTCTAGCTATGCAAGTCGATGCAGAAGAATTTCCCGCTGATGCATCAGAATCCATTAATTTGGATGACGCTGCTGCAATTGTAAATGAGTAATTTATGGGAGCAGGTAGTTATTCTAGAATTGCTTATGATGTAGAGGCCAGCAGTAGAGGTTTGTACACCTCTACTAGGGATGAACTCTTTAGTAGCCATGCCATTAATGCATGTAATACTGCTGCATCGCTTAACAACAATGTTAGGCAGTATAACACGCAGATAAGGCAAGAAATGGTTAACGTGGGTGTTCGTGAATCTCGTGATTCTAAAGAACATCCTTTCTCTACTCCGATAATCATTGCGCTAGACGTTACTGGTTCAATGATGGACACACCTTATGAAATGATTAGAGACCAATTCCCTAAGATTATGGACTCTCTCATTCAACTAGGTGTACGTGACCCACAAATCATGTTTATGGCAGTTGGGGACCACGTTTATGACCGATATCCAATTCAAATTGGGCAGTTTGAGTCTGATACAGCTAAAATTCTTGACACTTTACAATCGTTCGTGATTGAAGGTGGAGGAGGAGGTAATAGAGGCGAAAGCTATCTACTAGCTCATATTGTGGCAGGTTATCATACTGAAACTGATTCCTGGTTTGAAAGACACACTAAGGGATTCCTATTTACTATTGGAGATGAACCAAATCTCGATAAGGTAGAGGGGTGTTACTTAGAACGTGTTCTAGGATATCAAAAAGGTGCTAAAACCATTACTTGTCAAGAAGCTCTTGACAAAGCAAAGGAACAGTACCATGTATTCCACATTCACATTACTAATGCCAGTCATGGCTCAAGGGTTGCTGAATCTTGGAAGACTTTACTTGGACAGAATGTATTAACATGTGCATCTGGAGAAGTAGACAAGGTGATTGTCACCGCAATTAAAGAGAACTATGAGGAGCCTGCTGAAGGTTTAGCTCCTAGTGCTTCTGTTAGTCAAGAATGGCAAGATGTGCCATCTGATAGTAATGACAAATTTTATTAAACTGAAATGATTAGTATTGTATTAGGAACATTCTTTGGAGACGAAGGTAAGGGACAGACAGTTCACAACTTATGTAACAAGTACATAGGTAAGCGAGAGTCTGTATTAGTAGTCAGGTTTAGTGGTGGACATCAAGTAGGACATACTGTAAAGCATGGAGACATGATGCACACCTTTAGTAACTTTGGCAGCGGAACCTTACTTGGAGTGCCGACGTATTGGTCCGAATACTGTACTGTAGACCCAATTACCTCTATGTTAGAGGGTGCAGACTTAGCTAAAATGGGAGTTCGTCCCATTGTTCAGTATCACCCTCACTGCCAAGTTGTAATTCCCTTCGATGTCTATTCCCAAGTTAATAACGAAGAGAACTTACGACATGGTACTGTAGGTACAGGGTTTAAAGCTTGTTTGGACCGAGTTAAGGCAGGATACAGCTTAACAGTTGTAGATTGTATGAATCCTTACATACTACGTGAGAAATTAAATGCCATAGTGGATAACTATTACAACATGTCTAGTAAATATCCCTCGATAGACCTAGACAACTGGTGTAGGTTAGCACATGCTTATTTCTTACATACAGGTACGGTTAATGAAGATTGCTTGTTAAACTATGACAACCTAGTGTTTGAAGGTTCACAGGGAATATTGCTTGACCAAAGATTCGGCATAATGCCTTATTGCACTCCGTCTAATACAACTTCACAAAACGCTTACGAGCTGTTGCGGAAAGCAGGCATACGTAAAGAAATCCAAACTTGTTATGTAACTCGTCCTTATATAACAAGGCATGGTAACGGCCCATTTCCTTCTGGAATGTCTGTTAGGGATGTCGATGACCCTAATAATAAGTTCAACGATTTCCAGAAGACGCTTAGGGCTATTGATTTCGACAAAGACCTATTCGCACACAGTGTACGCATTAACCGTTCATTTAAAGTTCCTTATAGGAATGAACGAACGGAGAAATTGTACGTATCACATTGGGATGAAGCATCTGACGCAGAGCAAGAAATGCTAGCGAATTTATGGATGTCAATACAACCCATGATATTCGATAAGTTAGTTTAGGAGTCTTCGGACTCCTTTTACTGGGCTATGGTGTAGTGGTAGTCACACAAGGTTTTGACTCTTGTAGCCCAGGTTCGAATCCTGGTAGCCCAACTACTAATTATTTCAGTTTAAAATAGAATTTATCATGAAGTCACTAACAACACTACTCTTTGAGAACTGTTAATTGTGAGTAAACATGGGCGTTCGGGGCCCGTATCTCAATCGGTTAGAGAAACTGACTCATAATCAGGAGGTTGTCGGTTCAAGTCCGGCCGGGCCCACACAGTTAATAGTTGAATCGAATGAGTAAGGTAGTAGGTAGCATTGACGGCTACGATGTCATTTATGTGGAAGGCAAGAATATGATATTCTGTAAGAATACTATATTACCCTTTCCACTCATTAAAAGAATTATCAGAGGAGGTCTATGTAGGGAAACAATCGAAGAGAAGAACCTGACTATCACTCAAGACGGTTCTATTATTCAACTTGGTTGTTTAACTACAACAAGAGAGAATTGTGAGGCAATCATTAAAGAAGTAAATAAGATTAATAAACCTAATTAAGTAATGGCAAAGAACATTATTCCGCAAGGAACTACAGCTGCTATTAAGCAGAGAGTTAACAAGTACGAGGAAACTCAGAAACAGAGAATGATTGAAGTGCTCCAAAGCAACGTGAAGTATGCTGATGCTCTGGGATTCATCGAAGGTGAAATCAAACAGTCCAAGAAAATGGCAAGTTTCAAATACTCGCTGCTTTGTTGGAAACCGGACGGTGTATATCAGTTGAACAGAGCAATCAATGAAATCTTCGGTTCTGCCGTTAGTAAGGAGGATAACAGTCCTTCTGGAAACAGCAATATTGATACCGTAGACGTTGTTCTGGCAGACGGTTCTCGTACCAAGGTTCCGTTTGGTAAAATCAGCCTTGAAGAATTGGGAGAAGATTCTGAAATCAACATCAACTATGACAATGACCGTCATTTGCTCCTTATTAAAGGACAATGCCAGTTCAAATACCAGTCATTGATTGATGATATTGTTGACAGAACTAAAGAGCTGTTAGCATCGGAGTCTATCTACAAGAATCAAGCACTGGAAATCAGCAATCTGTCTGAACCTACTATCATGACACTTGCCGGCATTGAGAAACAATTCATGGTTCTTTCTAAGAAGACTGAATTTGAATTGCAACCGCTACGTTCAAGAATCTTGTATCCGGAGAAATGTCTGGCTAAAGGTATTCCATTGAAGTACGGTTGTTTGCTGGAAGGTAAATATGGTACAGGTAAGACCTTGCTGGCATTTAAGCTGGCTAAAGATGCTGTGACAAACGGCTGGTCATTCGTGTATTTGAAGAATCCTTCTCTTCTTGCAGAAACTCTGCGCATGTGTAAAGTTGTTGACCGTTCGGGCCATGGTGTTGTCGTATTTGTTGAAGATATTGACCAAGTAACTAGAGGTAACAGAGATGCTGCTATGCAAGACATCCTGAATACTCTGGACGGTGGTGATACCAAAGACATGAACGTAATCACCTTGTTCACTACTAATCACATTGAATTGATTGAACCTACCTTCTTGAGAGGTAAGAGAATTGGTTCTGTGATTACCATGGACTGTCTGGACGCTGAAACTGCGGAGAAATTCATCCGTTCTACCTTCACCGCTGAAGAAGGATATACAATCGACGATGATTTGAGTGAAGTATGTAACTACATTCAAGAAGCTGAAATTGCTCCGGCATTTATGGCTGAAATCGTTGAATCAACCAAATCCAAACTTATCTTTACAGAAGAAACCCATGTAACATCGTTCCATATCAAAGCTAGCGTTGAATCTTATCAACGTCAACTTGGACTTGCATCCAAGAAAGCTGTTGTGGAAACTCCGGCTGAAAGATTGGTAAATGCTCTCAAACTCGTTCTGGGTACAGAGAAGCTTGAAGCAATCACTCAGATGTGTGAGTATCAGTGGGAACTCGACCGTAAGGACTATTCTACGGAGAAGAAAGACAACAAATAAACCTTGGAGGGCGAGAGCAATCTCGCTCTCCTTTTATTAACAACTAAATGAAACATTTATTGATATTCCTATTAGTCTTATTAATGTCTGCAACTAAGGTGGATAACACACCTAGAGACTTTCATGTAAGTATAGTAGGAGAAGAGAAAGTAGAACAATTTGAATCCAAATTCCCTCAAATAGTTAAGGACGAAGCCGTGTATATTGCATATCTTCAGCGATACTATAGAGGACATGAAGATGAATTTATCAATTTGATGAAGTAACAATGGGGTAGTGGCGTAACGGTAGCCGCGTTGGTCCTAGGAACCAATGAGCTAAGCTCGTGTGAGTTCGAGTCTCACCTACCCTACTAGATTATTAACTATTAAATGTATTTAATTATGGTAGAAACTTTAAGTGAGCTGCTTGAAAATGCAGCTAACGTAGCAGAGGACAACGGTGGTAAGCTTTCTATAGCAAGTGCGGCAGTATTAATTGCTGAAGCTTACGAGTTAGGAATGGATAAGGCAACTAAATTATTGACAGAAGATGCCGACAATTGTTGATATGAGACCACCAGCTAACACTTTCAGACATGCAACTTTGATAGTAATATGGCTGGTGGTGTGCTTAGTAGGACTAGGAGGATGTAAATCTAACTTAGTTAAAGAAACCTGTATTGACAAACCTGTGTGGACTACAGTAGTTGCTAAGGACTGTTATACCGAAACAGTTAATCAACAGACGCATACTGTATATGAGCTTACACTAATAGCTGACGGTAGAGACAATCAGTTTAAACTACGTGTAGACAAACCAACCTATGATAGAGCTTTTATTAATAACAAGCCTAATAGGCTTAGCTTTAATCTTAATAGAAGTGATTATGGGACTGGTTGGGAACCACTAATTGTTGCATTATACTTCATTATGCTCGTTGGCGGGCTAGCATGTGTGATAATTGAAGGTATAAAATACATGATTGATATTAAAGAACATTTATCATAGTATGGAGAAATTGAGTGCAGATGCGTTACGTTTAGCCTTAGTAACAGCATCTATGGAGTACTATAAGAAGTACGTAGAAGGCAATCAAGACTTTGACAATTCCGAGCAAATCAAAGAGGAGCTTGATAAGTTGGAAGCAGCAGGTTTAGGTGGAACTAAGAATGCAGATACCCTTAGGACTATTCTCGAGTCTAAGAAGTATAAGTCAGCTTTAGGTCCAGAGAAATTAGACCTGAAGAAGGTTAACGAAATAACATCCTGGATTAAAGAATCGTATCCTGATGCACTGGTTGTAACTTACGAGGATTTCTTTGCAATCCTGAAGAAGTACAATTTGTATTGTGGTCCAATATCGACCTTCAGCGGATTCATTCCAAGTGAGAATGTGTCACAAATAGCAAAGGCTTCTAACGCTTTGAACTCTTTAAATCTTAACTACGTCAGTTGGGTTGAAGCTGCGAGAATAGATTCAAGAATGTCTAAGGACATGACCAAACGGCTTGTTGAGTATTTCTCTAGATTCCCATTTGTATTCAAAGGTATTGACCGTGGTTATCAGTACATGAGGTCTATAGGTGGGAGTTATAAGGAGGAAGATTACCTACATCTTGGCACCTCATATTTAGACCATAACACTTGGCTAATTGCAGCGCCTTATGATACTATGGAGAATAATATTCGCATAGAAATCTTCTCTAAAGCTGAAGAAGACCGTAAAAGAAGGTTAGAAGACCCAATAGTATTTAGGGCTACCAAAGTAGGTATTGTTATCGTGTCTATGTGGGGAGAAGAAGCATCAGACAGCATGTTCGATAAATACCGATAAACATGTAATCCACCACTTAAATGTGAGCAGGTGTAGAAATGACTATAGGGCTATTTCAGTTTAGCAGACGTGCTATTCCATAGATTAGCTGACGTCAATAATTGGTAAGGCAGCTCGCAGCCCTGCCAGGCGGATTATTCATATATAAGAACATAAGGAGACAAAGCCAGACTAGCCGGCAGTGAAGCAAACGGGAGGTATTAAGGTTGCATTGGTAACGATGTAGACACGATGAGCTTTATGTTCTTATTAATGGCGAGATAGCTCAACTGGCTAGAGCGTGTGACTCATAATCGCAAGGTTGGGTGTTCGAGTCACCTTCTCGCTACGTTATTAATTAATACTTAAAGATTATGTTTGTAAAATTTGTAAAAGATGATAAGACAATAGAGGAAGTATCAATTTCATCAGAGATGATTCCATTTCCTACTGATATAGTAGTGTTAGAAGCTGGTAAATTCACCGTAGAATCTAGAGAATATGATATACTTGATGGAACTTGTACAGTTATATTAGACCAACAAACTACCTGGACAGAACATCCTCAAGAGTATAGTGATGCAATGCTTGCATACAGGAAGCGTTGGAATAATACAATTGATTTGTCATGTGAAGACTTCTTTAAGATGAAACAGTTTGTACAGACTGATTCCAAACTGCAAGCAGTTAAGCATGTAAAAAAATCTGCTAAATGTAGTTTAAAAGAAGCTAAGGATTTTGTTGACACTTATTGCGATTACGTATTATGAGGTGGTTGTATCATATCCTAATTAATTGGATAGACTTAGTAAGAGATTGATATGGAAACAGCATTAATGATTACTGTAGTCATTGCATTTGTGGCTGCATTAATAGCTATGTTACTAACTATATGGGATTGTGACTTTAAATGGGTTAAGATATTCTTAAGTATAGCTGCTATAAGTACTATAGGAATGATAATTGTAGTTACAATCAAGGTCATGATGTCAGTATAAGGGTATGGCTTGATGGCGAAATTGGTAGACGCCCCAGACTTAAGCTCTGGTGTCCAGAAATGGACGTGTGGGTTCGAATCCCACTCAAGCTACTAATAATTAAAGGAAGGAGGATTTATGAAAGAACTATTAGAAGAATTAAAGAAACAGTATGAGGGCAATAGCGTCATGGAAGCTGTTGCTGTATCTATAGAGAAGGCATATAAAATCGGGTATTCTGAAGGTTTTGCTGCTGGTGAAGAAGCAATGAAGAATCTAATTGATAAGTTAACATCACCTACAATATCTAATTAATATGACTATAGAAGAGTTCCTGCGTAAAATAGTTGAGATTGATTTAACTCAAGCTCAACACGTGTTCCATGATTGGGATGCTGCTCTGGAGAATTATGCTATTAGGTATAAGAAACACGGTTCACCCAATGTAGTTAGGTTATTAAAGATTGCCAACTCATTGGGTGAACTTGTTGATTTATATAGGGGAGTAGTGCTAAGAAGATATCCAATGACTATAGCTTCGTTGAATAGTAAAACTGTCAGATATAATGAGTTGATATCTTACTATAACTACAAGAATGGGCAAGAGTTAACCTTGTTTGAAAGGATAAGTAATGGCTCTACCATGGAAGAGAGATTAAACTTTGTATATTTAATGTCTAAAGCCGATGCATTACAAGGAGAGACTATTGACCGAAGGAAAATCCTTCAGAACCTCAGAGAAGGGAAACTCTATGACTCCTCTAATCAAATCTGGCCAAGAGCATGTCTTGAGTCCTATAAATCTTAGCGATGTAGAGGTAGGTGATATAGTATTCTGCAAAGTTAAAGGTAGATACTATACTCACTTAGTCAAAGCTAAGGGAGACAGAGGAGTTCTTATAGGCAACAATCATGGTAAGATTAATGGGTGGACCAAATCCGTATTTGGTAAAGTAACTAAAATACTATAACATGAGTGAACGAAGACTTAAACTTGGTCATAGGAAAGAGTATAAACGTAAAAGCAAGCATACTCGTAATCCAAGCTACTATCCTAGACACCTTACTAAAGTGACGCTAGCTGATTTTGATGCTGATTTCAATTTGAGAGTATCTAAAGAAGTGGCAGCGCAGAGAGGATATGGTAGAAAGGTATTAGACAAAAGTTGTCATATAGCTTGGGACCACGGCTATGGATACGTTAAAGAATCTAGGATTGTGAAATTCATAGCCAAGTATGTAGGTAAGCCTTATAAAGAGCTAGCCAAAGCCTGGAATGAGTGGATTAAGCCAATTAAGAATACTGACAAAACTGAATACCTAGACGACTACTTTACTGATTATAGGTGGAGACAGGCGTTCTTTAGAGTTGATGATAATGGATTAGTACAATCTGTTGAGCAGACTCCTAGAGGTCGTCGATACAACATTAGTACTAAGCAGTGGAAGGAGAACAGGAATCATGCTTTGCCCAAGTTTGGTAAGATTGCTAAACCTCATAAAGCAGCAGACTATTATGATTACTGTTATGGATTTGCCAATTCTAATCCTGACTCCAATGGAACAGACTCTGACTTTTATAGACCGAGGTTGCTAGGTCATTATTGGTGTATGGTTAATGGTACTCCAGTTGAGTTGCCAGTATATCATGTGCGTGATGCTCGTGACTATATAAGGTGGTGGTTAGACGGCAAGCAAGGCAGACTTCCTGGGACTAGAGAAGTAGTTAAAGTCGATACGTACCAGCAACTCTTTAGACCTGGAACTCATGCTTATGAACAAGCTGTTAAGTTTGATAACAACTGGGTTTATCTTCCGATTCCATGTAGCAAAGGAGGTTATATAGGTGAAACATCTAAGCATTTTATGCATTTAGAGACGGAGCAGATTCCTAATCCTAGATATGCAGAAATTCAAAGTAGCTTAGATGCTCTTACTAAGAGTGTAGGAGATATAGAAGCGGGCATAACTGTTACATTTAGTGACGGAGTAACTCCTGTAACTATGGAGTATCTTACTAACGAAATTAACAATGCTCACTATCGTCTGTCTATAACATCTAGGTGTATAACAGTTAATCACGGCTATGGGCAATTATATCCATTAGTAAAACGAATTGATTATGAAAGAACTATTCAAGAAATGGCTAGAGAAACTAGCATGTAGGCATGAATGGACTATAATAGCAAAAACTAGCTATACTGATTGTAACAGATACTTACTAGTATGTTCCAAGTGTGGTAAGCTTAAAAGGAAACGAGTATAGACCAGGCTGGAATCTGGGTTAAATAAAGTCCAGCGATGACAACTAAAGCAGAGTTGAGCGTATGTAATAAGACGTGCAGTTTAGCGCTGACTGTGGGGTGGTTGCAGAACACCTCTTTAGGAATGACTATTAGTGTTTGACTATTAGTATTCTAACCACTGCTCCATGCGGTTGTAGTGTAAAGGAGGGCACATCACTAATTTTAGTATGCGCACAAGTGATAGATTGGGTTCGATTCCCGACAGCCGCTCACCCTGAACCCTGTAATTCTAATCCTATAAGATGTTTGGAAAGAAACAATCAGCCGAACCGGCTAAAGTAACAAGTACCTCACTAGCCGAGGAATCAGCTAAGATTATTGATGTATTTGAGAAAGCTGTTACCAATCTTAAAGAGGTAGCATCTAGAGCTCAAGCAGAGAAAGAGGTTAGAGAACAAGAGATTATCGAATTACAAACTGAAGCTGCAAACCTTGAAGCAGTTTCTAACAAAGCAACAGTCATGGCCGAGAAGATTGGTGGGTTGCTATCATAACATTATGGACAAAATCAGAGACGTATCAGAAATTGATTTCAAAGTGGAGGAAGTAATGAAAGCTAAATCTTTCAATGACTTCGTAAACGGAGATGTAGAGAAAGCTTTCTATTTGGGCTTCTTTAGAGATGAATTGCAACGACCTCTATCTGTTGCTATGCAAATTAGAGGTGATGAAGGCATAGCCTTAGTAAAGAGTTTTGACGAAGCGATGCAGAAGGCTAGACCTTATGTAGAAGAAATGTCTGCTATAGCTGATGATGCTATGGCTAAAGAGGAGTTCACAATGTTAGATGTAGTTAATGAAGTCTCTGACAAGGTTAACTACAAACAGGAGGAAGACAAATTCTATGTCATCTTTATCTTAGGTATGTGGGTTAAGCATCTTATTGATGAAGATGTCATATCCGAAACCGAAGAAGATGAGGATGATGAGGATTTTGTTGAGAATCCTAATGCCGACGCATAAGTACAGAATATACTGTGATGGTGCCTATTCTCCTGCGAGAAATCAAGGAGGAATAGGCTTTGTCATTTTAGAGGATGACAAGAAGATATTCCAATACAGTAAGATGTATAAGAACAGCACCAATCAGCGAATGGAGCAAATGGCTGCCATAGTTGCCCTGGAATCCATAAAGGAACCTTCTGAAATTACAATAGTAACAGATTCTATGTATATTGTAGGAACTCTTACTAAAGGGTGGAAGAGGAAAGCCAATACTGATTTGTGGGAACGTCTTGATAAGGCTGTGAACAGGCATAAAGTAGTGTCTGTTGAGTGGTGTAAAGGTCACGCAAGTGATGAACATAATAAGGAAGCCGACAAGCTTGCTTATAATGCTAGTAACGAAATAGGATAAACCTATGAAATACAAGAAGAAAGTACAACGTCTTAAAGACCGACAGGCTTGGTGGGATAAGCAATCTGATTCATTTAAGAGAGCTACTACCAGACCAGGTTCAGTTAAACAAAAGTAATTATGAACAATTTTAGTCCTTCTACAGATACGTCTGTAGGCACAAAGAGATTCACAGCCCAAGAAGTGCAATTAGCTTATACTCTAATGGCTGTAGAGTACATGAAGACTATTAAGGGTCTGAATCCGAATCATCAACTAGTTGATAAGGCTGTCAAACTGAAAGCTTTAGGATTTACTAATTCTAAAGAAGTAGGTGATGCTATCACTTCGGAAGAGGACCTTAAAGTCTTAAAATGTTATAGCTTTTTGCAAAGACATTTCCCTGGCTCATTGATACTTAAGGAGGAGGATTTCATTAATCTGAATGTTAAGTATGGATTAGTTGTTGGAAGACTATCAGCTTATAAAGGTTCTGTACCTGACGAGAACATTGATGAAATCTCTAAGGTAATGGCCACTGCTCAAGCACTTGAAGCAAATGAGTATGTTAACTATAGCGGAAACGGTTCACCTTTACGGTATGTTACTGGTATGCAAGTTGCTACTCACCCTATGCCTATTGATAGAATGTCCTATCCGGTTGTAAGGTACTTCATTAGGCAGGAACCTTCCCATATTGGACTTATGTATTTGAGTAGAAATAAGGCTAGAATGAATGCATATCCATTCTTTCATATCCTTAATAAAGCCAAGGCACATGACGTGAACATTGCTGATTCAAAAGAATGTAGCAGTGCTGACTTATTCATTGCCGCTCCTATTGAAGAAATGAATGAAACGATGCAGTTTACAGTTCCTGAAAGGAAGATTATTCCTATCAATAATGACCCATTTGTGTTTCAAGTAACTCCAATAGGGGTAATGATTCACTCTAAATGGGGAGTAGAAGCCGAAGACAATATATTCGACAATATTAAACCTTTATAAGATTATGGAATTTGTCAAGTTTAAAAGAGCAGTCCATGCGCAGTTTAATCAACTAGCCGCTGGTGCAGACATGCTCTTTCTGACTAATGTAGACAAGGACGCATTATGGGATTGTTATCTTAATTCCTTTCCGGAGGAAGAGAGACAGTCTCATAATTGCAACAATTGTAAACATTATATCAGACATTATGGTAGAGTTGTCGCCATTAAAGACAATAAAGTAGTAACCATGTGGGAGAACCTACAGTTGGATGAACCTTATGCTACTGTAGCTAGAAATCTCGATGCATTAGTGAAATCAAAACCAGTTGTAGATGTTTTTATCACTCGTGATTATGAACTAGGAATTGATAGAAACAATGCCTATATTGACAGTTTGCAAGGTCCTAAAGTAATTACCTGGAATCATCTTTACTATCATATGCCAAATCAATTGGTGTATACAGGAACTGAATCCGTATCTGCTGTAATGGGGACTTTACGCACAACTAAGGAAGTGTTCAAACGTGCACTGGAGGAATTAACTATCGATTCTATAGAAATAGTTCTGGACTTAATAGGTCAGAATGCTTTATATAGAGGAGAACAGTTTAAAAATGACTTAAGTGTATTCCTGGGTCATAAAAGACACTATGATTCATTACCTGATGAAGAGAAAGACAACTGGTGTTGGGCAAACTTCAATCGTGTAGGATGTGCACGCATTCGTAATACGGCAATTGGTACATTGTTGGTAAATATATCATCAGGACTTGAACTGGACGATTGTGTGACTGCATACGAACGTATCATGGCTCCAGAGAACTATCAAAGACCTAAGTCAATTGTTACTAAAAGAATGATTGAGGAAGCACAGAAGAAAGTGCAGGAACTAGGTCTTATGGATTCTCTACCTCGTAGACATGCTGCCTTAGAGGATATAACAGTCAACAATGTTATATTTGCTAATCGTGATGCCAAGAAGGTAATGGCTGGAAATATATTCGAAGAACTGGCCGCAGACACTAAAGTTAATCCTAAGAAGTTTGACAAGTTAACTGAAATTAGCATTGATGATTTCATTGCTAATGTGGTACCCACTGCCACTAACATAGAAGTGTTAATGGAAAGTAGATTGTCCAATAACTTAGTAACTCTTACAGCTCCTGTTAACAAGGATGCTAAGAATCTGTTTAAATGGCCGAACAACTTTGCTTGGACATATAATGGAGGGGTAGCTGATTCTATTAAAGAGAAAGTAAGAGCTGCTGGTGGTCAGACTGAAGGTTTCTTAAGATGTTCGTTGGCATGGTCTAACTATGATGACTTGGATTTGCATGTCGTTGAACCTAATAATCTTGAAATTTATTACTCCAACAGAATTGGCAGAAGTGGTGGTAAGCTAGACGTGGATGAAAATGCCGGATATGGCAAAACTCGCAAACCCGTTGAGAACATTATATGGGTTAACGAACGCAAGATGCTTGAAGGTAAGTATGTTGTGTATGTTAATAACTTTCATTGTAGAGAATCTGTTGATACAGGATTTACATTGGAAATAGAACACAATGGAGAAGTCCGACAATTTGTCTATGACAAACCCGTTAAACATAAAGAGAATGTCATGGTTGCCGAGATTACTTACAGTAAATCTAAAGACATCCAAATAAGAGAGCTAATACCCAGTACTAGCAATTTGTCAGTAAGCCTATGGAATATTGATACTAACAAGTTCCATAAGGTGAACGTGATGATGCTGTCTCCCAATTATTGGGATGAGCAGGGTATTGGCAATAAACATTACTTCTTTATGTTGGATGATTGCAAGAATCCGGAGCCTGTTCGTGGATTCTTTAACGAATATCTTAACAGTGAGCTAACTCCTCACCGTAAGGTATTTGAGATTCTAGCTGATAAGATGAAGACTCCTTACCAAGAACATCAATTGAGTGGGTTAGGATTCTCATCTACTATGCGTAATTCCGTTATTGTTAAAGTGGACGGAACATTTAGTAGAACTTTAAAAGTCAATTTCTGATGTTTAGATTTCTAAAACGCAATGATTCTGAAGTTATAACTCCAGAAGTGGTTGACGTGCCGGTGATGACTATTCAGTCCAGCATAGCTATGGCTCTTGCTTTATGTATGGAGGAATATCTACGTTCTGTTTCCAAGACATCAGTTGATATTCCTAATAGAGATACATTAGTAAGAGAATACAACACGTTGGTTGATGCTGGACTGGGCAGCTCAAAGAATGCTAGGTTATTGCAAGCTAAAATATCGGAATATAATCAGATAGCTCTGGATGCCATGCGCGCTAAGAACTTGTTTAGTTTCGTAAAGCGTGCAAGAGAGGTATTCGGAGAGAGTACTCTTCTAGTTGGTTCTAAACAATTTGATGATGTTTGTAAGAAGTATAAACTTGTCAAAGGTCTACTAAAACAGTACACTGGAGTGATTCCTGACCGTAATATTAGAGAAATCTTAGAAGTTAAGCGTAAACTTAATGGTGAAGGACCAATGTTCTCTGATTTAGGGTTGGAGTATGCTAATGGGGCGTATTATTATGTTACAGGTATTAACTACGGATACAGTGACGGTGAAACTATGTTGAACAATCTGAAGAAATACATAGAATCACACAATCACATAGTTATTGGCCCTGATATAGAAGGCACACTCAGGCTGTCTAGTATAATTAACAAGAATCCCGGCCTTCCTGCTGATGTAAAGGCTTTTAGCTACCCTAACATAGTTTCCTTTGATGCTGTTAAGATAGGTAGAAATGAGCTATTTGTAGCTTGCCCTCCTAGTCAATTAAACAATCCAGAGGTTACAATCACTAAGAAGGCAGTAGACCCTATTGTGTACCAGCCTTGTGCTTATGGTATTCTCATTCACAGTATGTGGGGAGAAGAATCAGAGGACAAAGTGTTTGAAGAATATAAACGTATTAACAATTTAATGCTATAATTATGTTTGAGAAAGCATCTAGAATGAAATTGCGTTTTAACACGCAACGTGGAGTTCTTTCTGTTGAAGACTTGTGGGATTTACCCTTAATTCAACTTGACAATATTGCAATTGCTCTTAACAAGAAATTGCAAGAGTCTAAAACTGAAAGCTTCATCAAAACCCGGACTAAAGACACTACCGAACTTGAACTGAAATTCAATATTGCAAAACACATTATTGATGTTAAGTTGCAAGAACAGGAAGACCGTCTACTTGAAAGTGAGAAGAAAGCTAAACGTCAGAAGATTCTTGACCTTATGGCTAAGAAACAAGACGCTGAGCTCGAAGGCAAATCTCTGGAAGAATTAGCTAAAGAACTTGAAGCACTTAATTGATTATGGACTTTGAGAAAGAAATAAAGAAATGGCAGAAGGTGAACAGTTCTGAAACTAAAGCCCAGCTCTTTGAAGCAGTAGATTACATCTGCGCTGATGAGCCTAATGGATTAGTAGGAGTAACTGGTTTGCTATTTGATGCCGATAAACTCAAGAGGAGTATCAGTGCTGCGCTTTCCAGGAGAGCGGAAGCTAACGTGGTTACACGTAGATATGGTTTGCGTCAGCAGGTGCTATACTTGATGTACTATGGCGAAGAGTGACTATAAGTGCTCTTGCGCTGGAAGAGGCTAAACTTTAAAGGAAGCATGTAAGTAATACTGTGAGTTATGCTGACAGACCGTCCACGTGAAAAGCCCAGTACGTGATACTGGCAAGGGCGGCCGTTAAATCGGAATTGCTTCCTGTATGGTCCCATAGTTCAATGGATAGAACGCTGGTCTACGGAACCTGAAATGGCAGTTCGACTCTGCCTGGGACTACTAACTTAATAAGGAAAGAGATGACTAACTTAGAAATTATTAAAAGATTAAAGACTGCTAAAGACTTGTACGATAAAGATACAAAGCCAGGTAGTGATAAGAATGGTGGTATGTGCCACTATATGAAGCAAGCATTCAACGGAGTGTTTAAAGAAGGAATACCTCCCTCTTATAATGAATTAGTGGCATTAATTCCGGAGTTTAACCCAGAGTTTCTAGGAGGTGATGTCAAACGAGAAGAAGTAGCTAGGCTGGTCTTTTGGTGGCCCGTAGATGAGAAGAAACACAGGCTTATAGCCTTCGATAAACTCATCCATTGGTACACAGAAAGAATCAATAAGCACACTATCTTACTAAAAGCTAAGAAGCTGTTTGAAGACCATTCAGAATACTGGGGAATGTGTTTCTGCATTGAACATGCTATGGCTGGCACAGAAAGAGGAATCAACATCTATGATGAACGTGATGTAGTTGCTATGTTTCCAGAGTTCAATAGAGAGTTCTTAGGTGCACCTAAAGACAGGTATGGTAAGGCATTTTGGTGGACTCCCGATGACGAGAAGGGTCACAATGCTAGGATTGAAGCATTTGATAAACTGATTAAGTATTACGAAGGAAGATGAACTGGATAAAAAGAATCATGAATAAGTTATTTATTGATAATGAGTCCTATGACATTGAAGAGGACAATATCACTATCTCACAAATCAAGCGTAAAATTTACGTAAATGGTAAGTTAATATCTGAAACTAATAAGGATAGTGTACACATCAGTTTTACTGGTAATGTAAAAGAGCTTAACTGCAACACATGTGATATTGACGGAGACGCATTTACTATACATGGTAATAGTGTTAAAGGCAATGTGGGAGGTTCCATAGAAGCTAACAGTATTGAGGTTGGCGGTGATGTACAAGGAGACATCGATGCTAATTCTGTTAAAGTAAAAGGCAGACATACTGGGAGTATTAACGTATAGTTTTCAAGGCTCAGTAGCTCAATAGTATAGAGCGTCTCCGTCCTAAGGAGAGGGTTGTGGGTTAGAGCCCCACCTGAGTCACAAACCAATTATTAGTTATTATGAAGAATATCTTTAATTTTGGTAAATTGTTGGAAGGTGAATCTATGAATGCAGACGAGGCATATTCAGTTGCCACTTACAATGAAGTGGTGACACAAGAAACTCTAGTTAAGAGGTTTCTAGATACTACTGACCAACTTATTAAGGCTAAGAGTGAGAACAATTACTTTAGTCTTGTTATGGATTTGAATGATGATGTAGCTAAAGCCAAGGATGAAATCCTTAAATACTACGAAGATAAACGATTCTTCGTTAAGGTTATTGATAAAGAAGGATATCCTGGCTTAGTTGGAGAATATCTATTCATATCCTGGAAGAAGTGAATTTCTTTATTCTAACATAACCACAGGCATAATTGAGAGTGAAATGCCTGTTTAAGCAGTCCCCACTGCTGTAATGGTGATTTGATTACCATACATTATCTTAAGCCCTTGAGGGTTGGTGTGAATAGACTATTCACATGTTCTTAACATTAATTGTTAACAACAATGACATTCGATGAACAAGACTCTCTTATAGAGTCATTGAACGCGGCTTATGATAAAGCCGGAACTATTACAGATGAAGACATCAAAGAACTGTTTGCCAAGAAGAATGCAATCACTGATGAAGACGAGCAAACTTCTTATGAGTTCGATGAATTCTTTGCAGAAGTAGTAAGTAAATGGGCGCAAGACGGGCTGACTGATGAGAAAGCTCAATTACTGCTCAATCTTATTGATAGCGCTGACGGTAGTGTGGACGATTCTGAAGACGCAATGTTGGAAGAATTATCTATGGCTGAACTGACTGGCGTGGACATATCTGAAATATTAAAAGATAAGTTCCCAGACTACTTTGAATAGTTCTTATGTATGGTGATAGGTTATGGAATAGACATTCCAGCCAGAATATCACTAGGGGGGGTGTAGGCTCCTCTTCGTTGCTTTTAGCAACACACCTAATGCCAGGCATTGGCATTATTGTTATCAGTTTATGGTAACAGACTTTAGGCTACGTTATATTTAATGTAGTGCTAATCGCGCAGAACGATATTCGTACTGCCGTTTAGGGTCAAATTCAGATTAGTTATTAGATTATTCTTTACTTCTAATGAGGTAAGGTCTACTCTAGTGATTGTCTGGGTTTGGCCCTTCTTTTTTAACTTTAAACATGCAGAGATTTAAATACGAGGACAATGAACTAATACCCATTTTACAGGCAGGAGACCTTATCACTGTAAACGACAAACTCGTGGAAGTAATTGACTGGGGCCCTGGATGTGCTGGTTGTTACTTTCGTGACAGGAATGATGACTGTATTATGGAGAGTAGATGTCCACTTTACGAAAACCTGATATTTCGAAAGGTGGAAAAGAAGATTAAACAAGATGAGAGGGTTGAGCAAACTAAAAGCATGGCTGAAGAGGAAGGGATTTACTTCTACTAATTATAAGGGAGATTCGGAGTACTACACATTGAACGGATTCTCTGCTACTGTGAGGTTAGCAGACCATGTAGGAAGAGAAGGAACTGAAACTGATAAATATATAAATATCATTCCAGACGGAGTTGATAGATATGTATTTATTTATGACAGAATATCTACTTCTATGAGCCATAAGGAACTTATTAAGGCATTAGATGCTTTAATATATCTACATGGTAAGATTCCCAAGTATTTCGAGAATAGAGACCTTATTAAGAAGAGATATGAAGATGCTGTTTCCAGCGTCCAATCCCATTTAGCTAGAAGGACGGTAGACCAACGAGCAGTGTTGGTTAAGGGTGTTAGTACCTTAGAACCCGTCATACTCGAGTTGCAGAAACTATGTTGTCAATTTAGAGTAGAGAAAGAGAAATTGTGATTGTAATATTAATAGTGCTCGCACTGTATGGTGTGTCTTACTTACTAAACATTGTACTGAACTACATGCTTGCATACTACGACTTGGATGAAGAATACTTCTGGGAAGTCGTAGAGGAGGATGTAGGTTGGTGGATGACATGTCCAGTCATATCACCATTCTTATACTTATGGCTAATAGGTAAGGTATTAGAAGAACAATCAGATTAAACTAATACTAACTTTACGGATAATCAAGTATGATTATTGAAGAAGCTGACTTTAGAATGGAATCTGTAGGTGACAATTTACACTTCTGGGACCTATCTATACTAAAGACTATTAAATCTAAGGACGGAGAACGTCAGGAGTTTAAAGTAATTGGTTATGGACTTCCCATATCTGCATGTCTTCAAAGAATAGCGGATTATAGAATAGAGTGTAAGCACCCAGATGCCATGTCTCTGAAAGAATATATTCAAGATTACAAACAAGAAGTAACTAGATTAGAAGAGTTAACTAAAGGAATTTAAGCTATGGCTTCACGTAAGAAAGGTACGGCACCTCATAAGCCGAAGAAGGTGTATGAATCTGTTAAGTTAATGAATTGTGCAAGGTGTGGTAGAGATACTACTCACACGCTGTTCGATTATGACAACAGGCTTTATAAATGTAATGTCTGTGGGGCAGTTTATACCAAACGTGGTAAATAACTAATATTTAACTCATTAAACTTATCAGTAATGAAGAAGGAAACTATCAAAGAGACTCCAGAGGAGAGATTCAAAAGACTAAGAATCAAGGATTTGACCGATGATGCTTTCATGGTGGCAGAGCATTTAAGACAGCCGTCTGTAACACCACGTGACCCAAGTGTGTGGAGTAAAACTCCTAAAGAACGTAAGTTGTGGAAACGCTATAGACGATTCCCCGCTCCAAGTTATCAATGGCCGGCTCCTGCCAAATCTGTTCCTATTCCTGGAACTCTGGTCGTGTATGTAAAGGGTGGTAACTTTACTACTGGTAAAATGAATCCAAAGACCAACAAACCTATACCAAAGAACACATTTAGCCATAAATGTATTCAATCTGACATCCCTTTCTTATTAAGTAAATATAAGACAGAGAAGTCCCAGGTTACTAAATATTCTTGGAATGGCAAAACCTACGCCCCCGACTGTCTACCATTCTGGGGACGTTAAACTAACAGTATATCCTTCCTTTCTATATGAAGTACAACTATACCTCATTAGGAAGGATAGGGTAGAATGTGTAGGTTCTAAGTTCTATACTACTGATAAGCCTATTAAGGTAAGGGAATCGCAGTTTATTAAAGTCGACGATGAGATTACATGTGCTAAGTATATTACTTGGCTAGCAGCTCCCCTAGATTATTTAATGAACAACAATTTTAAAGTGTTAGAACGTGAGAATGCTAGACAAAGACGGAAATCCAATACAGGAGAAGACAAGCGAAGGAGTTCAAACCGTAGGCGCTGAACCTACTATGAAGTATACAGAGCAGGTGATTGATAAGTCTAGACGTGTTTGCCCACTATCAACTGTAATGGTTGAGATGTTGGTAAAACAGATGTCAGCCGAACTTGCCAACCATGCTCTGTATATGACCTTTGCCAATTACTTTGAAGTAGAGGGTTTACCAAAGCTAGGTATTTACTGGAGAGGTCGTGCTAAGGAAGAATATTTGCATCATTCTTGGATATTTGAATATCTAACCACTAACGATGCTCTGTTCCAATATCCGCCTGTTCCAGCCATTAATGTTGAAATCACTGATAGAGTCATGCCCTTTGCTGCCACAGTAGATAGGGAGATTGAGACTACTCGTGGTATTAATAAGATTGTAGACCAAGCTCAAAAAGAGAGTGATTGGGCTACATTCCAATGGTTGAATGGAGAGGATGAGGATGAAGGTATGTTAGTTAAAGAGCAAGTAGAAGAAGAATCTATTAGTCGTACTATTCTTGATATGGCTAAAGAACAGGCTACTTGGCTTCGTAAAGAGAATGCAATACTTGATTTCTATAATGGTCTAGGTCGCAAGTAATTGCCTATAATCAGATTAACTTATCTAAAGAGATTACATTTAGAAACATTTAATCTACAAGTTTATGAAAGAAAGAGTTGAGTATAGAGTTGACAGTTTTGTTGATTTTACTGGCATGGAACGTAAGTTCGTAATGGTTGCATTGTCACAAGAAGTATGTGCTGAAATTGACCCAGATACAGAGAACTGGGATGAAGATGCACTCTTAAGTGATAAATGTCTGTCTATTGGCGTATCTGTATGTCAACCAGAAGATGAGTTTGATGAGAATATGGGAGTTCAAATAGCTTTTGGTAAGGCTCGTAAACTACATAATCATGCTCTGTACAGTACTGACCCCGGATTGATTAACCGTGGTGTAGTTAATGCTCTTCTTGACCAGGAAGTAGCATTCTTCAAACAATGCCCTGGCAAGTATCTGAAAGGATATGATACAGCTAAGGCTATCTATGAAGAAGGACGTAAAATGGTTGAACTGGAAGCATCACTGTCTGATGAAGAACGTACATGCTTGGATACCTTATTAACTTCTAAGAATGATAGAGTGGATGTTATCTATGATATCTATAACTACTATCAGTCTCAGAAATGAAATTTAAGGATGCTTTCGTTGGAGGTGTGATTGCTGCTGCTATATGCCTTGGTATAGCATGGGCTTGTAAGGATAGAAACACAGTAGTTATTCCTGACAACATTAAATATGAGCAAGCTATAGACTCGCTCAATAAGGAAGTAAGGAAGTTAGAAATTACTAACGACAGTCTAATTAGTGTCATTACCAATTCTAAAGGTAAGATAGACACTATTAATAATTGGTATGAAAAGGAGCTTATTGATATTACTAATCAGTCTATTGCCGCTGATGCATCTTTCTTCGCAGAATATGTATCCCAAGCTGGTAGATGACTCTTTAGTTGTGATTACTCCACAGCAATTAAAGGCTAGTAACCTTATATTTCTGGAGCATAAGAAGCTTAAGCTAGAGAGGTTTGAACTCAATAAACAGCTTACATCTTATGAATTACTAACTGCTAACTATGCTAAAACTGATAGTATAAGACTTCAACAACTAGCACGAGCAGAATTGCAAATGCAGATGTATGATGAAGCTATTAGTAAGCAACGGGAGCAGATAGCTAAGATGAACAAAAAGAACAAGAGATTAACTACATTGTCAATAGGAGGATTTGCTATCAGTGTAGGCTTATTATTAGCCTTACTGATTAAATAGCAAATTCTTAGCAAACTACTATTCGGAACATGGCGAACAAACTATCTGACAGTTTTGATAAGGACAGAGATGGAGTAAAGTACAAATATCCCGAGAGAACTTGCAAAGACTGTTCTAGATATCCCTGTTTCGGAGGTATTGAGCGCAGTGTTTGTGATTTCGCCAAGTATGGTTGTGTGCATTATAAAGACGGTGGGGTTAATAAACGACAAAATGAGCTGGTGGGCTCGGAATGATGATTCAATATACCATACGCGTTGAATTACTAGCTAGTAAGGAAGATGCTGGTGGTTATATAGTCTATGCATTCAAAGATTTGTCAAACGGCACATATAAAATGTGTACCCGATGTCCTAACTGGGAAGGTCCATTCTTAAGAGTTGGTGACATCGGGTATTTGAAATGTAAGGAAGTATATGCAGGGGAAGACACATGGTATAATCCCATCACTGACTCCTTTGAGAAGTATAAATATACCGATATATATTTCGAAGACTTTGTTTATGAGAAACCACCAGAAGGTGAGATTATACTGTAAAAGATTATCTAAATTAACGAGATTAGACCATTATCTAAAATTAATATGATATATCTATGTTCAGAGAGAAATTGGCATCAGCTATCGATAGAAAGAATAATGACATCAACTCTTTCATTTGGAAGGGTCGTAAGCAAGAAGTAAATGGAGCTTTAGTACAAGAGGAGAAACGCTTGGTTGATTGTACTGAAGAAGAACTTCGTAATTTCTATGCACATTGTGATTCTATGCTCTATAATACTAACAAGGACTATCCTGGTCGTTATGTTCTATTGGACATTATTAAAGACCAGCGTCAGCGTTGTAACGCAGAATTGTTCTTGCGCTGGTTAGAACAGGAGCAGCATATGCCAAGGTTTAAGTTCCTAGAGGCTTTAGTCTCTTTCTTGGATATTAATAAGGACGGTATAGACCCGAAAGAGTATCCAATCGAAGGAACTATGTGCGGCTGTCCTAAAGAGTTTGGAGACATTCCAACAGAGACAGTACGCGAAGGTTGTTTGGACAGACTGGGAAAGTTCAACAAACAACACATTACTCTTACATTTATTCTCAAGCAAGGTCTATGGTTCACTGCTCAAGAGAGCAAGGACTTAGTGGAGAAAGACCCTAAGACAGGTCAGATAAGAGATAAGATTGAAGTGGCGAAGGAAAGACTAGGTCTGAAGCCCACAATGCCTCTTTATGTTACTCCTAAAGGACTTAGCTATTCACAGCTTCGTTCTATGGTTAATTTGAAGAGTAAGAAGTATACAGAACTAACTACTGACCAATTAAAGGTTCTTAGAAATAGAATCTTGTATTCTTTGGAAGATGAAGTGAAGTTCCATATATCTCAGTGGGAAACTCGCAAGAACCAAATTAAATTAGTATGTGATGCTAAAGGCTATACTTTATAATGTACTCTGGATGCTGACCACAGTTAATCCAGATTACTATGTAGTAGGTATAAGCTGCTTAACGTAACTTGTGAGAATTTACTAATATTAAATAATAGGGTTCAAGGTAATAGATTCAAATGAGTTATTAATTAAGGGCTTAGCCTATAACAAGTGGCAGACTTATTCGGAAACGTAAGCAGAGATGAACGCCAAGCAATTGGTGTTCAACGTTGGGTAGATAATAAGTTGCGTGGTTCTTTAGTCTATTGTACCGGTTTCGGTAAGACTAGAACTGCCATTATGTGTATGAAAAGATTCTTGGCTAAGAATCCTGGTAGAAGAATTATAATAGTAGTACCTACTGATGCACTACAGAGACAATGGCTTAGTGATTTAACAGAGCAGCAAGTCCCAATGGTGTACGAGGTACTAATAATAAACTCTGTTGTGAAACATGAGTGGACATGTGATTTGCTAGTACTTGATGAATGTCATAAATATGCTTCCGACTTGTTTGGAAAGGTATTTGAAGTAGTCAAGTATAAAATAATTCTAGGTTTAACTGCAACTATGGAACGACTAGACGGTAAGGATAGTTATATCAAGAAGTATTGTCCAGTAGTTGATAGAGTAGATGTTAGTGAAGCTACTGCTAGAGGCTGGTTATCTCCTTATAGGGAATACAAAGTCATGGTAGAAGTAGACAATCTAGACAAATACTATGAGTTAAATAGAGAGTTTTATGAGCATTTTGCTTTCTTCGGTCATGATTTTACACTTGCTATGGCTTGTGCTACTAAATGGCAGAAGAGAATTGAGCTAGCTAAAATTATGCTTCCTGACTTTGACAAGAAACCAGATGAATGGAAAGCTCTTAATAAGACCATTCTAATTCATGCTATGGGTTTCAATAGGACTTTACAGGCAAGGAAGAAGTTCATTTATGAACATCCTAAAAAGATAGAACTTACAAATATGATACTTGAGCATAGGCAAGACAAGAAATGTATTACTTTTAGTAAGACAATCAAGATTGCCGAACAAATCAAGTATGGTAAGGTACTATCTAGTAAGGAAACTAAGAAGAAGGGAAGGATGACTTTAGAGGAGTTTAAATCAGCATCTGTGGGAGTACTTAATACTTCTAAGATGTTAGATGAAGGAGCTGACATACCAGGACTGTCAGTAGCCGTTATTCTTGGATATGATTCCAGTCCTACGTCTAAAACGCAGAGAATAGGTAGAGTTATTAGAAAGGCAGAGAATAAAGTAGCGGAAGTCTTTACTTTAGTAATCAAGGGAACTGTTGAAGAAGAATGGTTTCGCAAGAGTACTGGTAGTAAGGATTATATCACTATAGCCGATTCTGATTTATTAAATCTACTAGAAGAGCGAGAATTTACTCCTAAGAAGAACAAAGAAACTAAAATGATATTTAGGTTCTAATGTTTAGAGTGTTATATTGCAACATAGGTGCTGAAGGGCAGCCTGATAGAACTTCAACAGTATCTACTGATGTTAATGCTGTTAAGCTATTAGAGCTGTTAGAGAAGCATTCAGAGCATCGTATTTGCATGATGTCTGTGCATTTAGAGCGTAGCCCTCTAGATGTGCAGAGTCTTATTACGAGCCTGAAATTTAAGTAGATTCGTTTTGAAATGTAACAAGATTATCGTATCTTTGTAATCCTTAACGGTCAAAATTACATGACAACTGAAAGATTGCTTGAACTTGTGATGCTTACTAACACGTTTGATAGTATCATTCATGCTAGTGGTGTCAACGAAAACGGTGAAATTGAATTTGAAGGTGGAATCTATGACGTCAAAGCTATGGTAGCAAGGCAGACAGAACTCTTTAAAGAGTTTATAGCTCCTTACGAAGTAGCAGGCGAAGCTTATGTGATTGAGGACACTGAGAAATCAGAATAACAAAGTATCACAGCTGATAGATTAGTAAGTTATTTACTTATTAATCAGTACGCTTGGAGAAATTAAGTTTAACAATAGAGAATCAGTTGTTAATAATGGAGCAGTATAGGCTTACTGCTGAGGAGTTATTAATGATTGAGTTGCTATTCTTGGCACAACCAGAAGAAGGACATAAGGATTCTCTTGTTCGTTATCTGGGAATGCCAATAACTAAAACCCGCCTTAGAGATGTACTATTAAGTCTACAGGCGAAGGGGGTCATTACTAAGAAGTATAAAATTCCCGCGGAGGGTCAGACGTTTGACCCTGAATCTGTAATCTTTAATGAGAACTTCATTAAGAATTATAGAAAGTATTCCGGAGACCTGGGAGGAGAGTTCTGGGAAGCATACCCAGATATTGTCATTATTAATGGCAGGGAGTATAGCTTAAAGAACTGGTCTAAGAAGTTTAACACTTTGGAAGATATGTTCTTTAGATATGGCAAGAATATAGGGTGGAAACTTGAGAATCATAAAAGAGTGATAGAGTTAGTCAATTGGGCTAAGCAGAATAAATGTAATCTGATAAATGTCAACATTGCTGACTTTATAATGTCTAAGGCTTGGGAAGGCATCGAGAAGTTTAAAGATGGAACATATGAAGAATTAGTGTTTGATACTATGACGGAACTATGACATATACTAGCAGACTAATCGAACTTATCAAAAGAGGTAGAGAAGGTGACAATCAAGGGTTATCACTTGGAATGCCTAAGCTGGAGCATATAATTGACGGATTAACTCAAGAGACCTATTACCTGATTGCCGCAGGAACTGGTAACGGTAAGACTAGTTTCGTGCTTCACTCCTTTATATATAAGGCTCTACTGGACTCTGATTCTGATAAGGATGTTCAGTTTATTATATTCTCTTTGGAGATGAGTGCTGAGCAGTTACTTGCTAAATTGCTTTCTCTTCATATATATGAGACATATGGTAAACAAATATCTTTTAAAGAGTTATTGTCTAGAGGCAAGGACTCTACACTCTCTAATGAGGATTATGAGTTAGTACAGGAATGTATTCCATGGCTAGAATCTATAGAGGACAGACTAATAATACATGACGGCACTCTCAATTCAGAGAAGTATAAGTCTCTAATCATAGAGGATTTAAAGAAATTTGGAACCTTTGTTGATGAAGATACTTATGAACTTAATAATCCGAAACAAATTATCGCAGTAATTACTGACCACTTAGGCTTAGTGAGACCACAGTTGGGTCGTAGCAAGAAAGAGGAGATTGATACCATATCGGCATATGGTGTCTCATTTAGAAATAAATGTAAGATATCTCCAATCAATATTATGCAGTTCAATAGAAATGCTAATAATGCAGAACGACTAAAACAAGGCTTGCAAGAACCTGATTTGTCAGATTTAAAAGAGAGTGGTTCTCCGAGTGAGGATGCCAATGTAGTATTGGTATTATTTAATCCATTTAGAAGCAAATTGTCTACATATAGAGGATATTGCATTAAAGAGCTAAAGGATGGTTTCAGGTCATTATTGGTTCTTAAGAATAGATTTGGTGCGTCTGACGTAGCCATTGGTGTAGGATTTTATGGTAGATGTGGTATCTTTAAAGAGCTTCCATCTGCGTCTGAAATCAATGATTATGACAAGTATAAGAATCCAGATTGGACTATTATTGATTTCCCAGACAGGGAAGTCGAGATAGAACGAACTAAGAAAGATGATTTACGCGTAACCATAACATTATGATTTAATGAGCCAAATTATAGGACTTGGAGGATTTTCGGGAAGTGGTAAGTCTAGTTCCCTACAGTATTTAAACCCAAAGGAGACATTTATCATTAGCTGTACTCCTAAACAATTATCAATTCCAGGATTTAGGAAGAATTACAAGAAGCTAACTCAGGACAAAGACAAGAACTATGTTGGAAATTGGTATTTCAGCAATGAATTTGCCAAAGTGATGAACATCATGAATGTAGTTAATGTTAAAATGCCAGAGATTAAGGTCTTAGTAATTGACGATAGTAATTATCTTCTTTCACAAGAGGTGATGTCTAGAAGTGCGGAGAAAGGATATGATAAGCATATTGACTTTGCAAAGCACTATTATGATTTAATAATGAAGGCTATGACTCTTAGAGAGGATTTAATTGTAGTGTTCATATCTCATATTGTAAATGACGGTAACGACTATGACCCTAAATATAAGTTATTTACTACTGGAAAGATGTTGGATAGGTCTGTTAATATAGATGGACTGTTTAATTATTTGCTGTATGCAGAGAAGATTGTAAATGATGAAGAGGTTGACTATAAATTCAGAACAAGGTCACTTGGTCCAGATACTTGTAGAAGTACCGCAGGATGTTTCCCTGATTTATATGTTGAACCTAATATGAAGATGGTGATTGACACAATCAATAAATTTGAATACGGAGAATGATAGTTAAAATGCTGTTAACTTTGGACTTTGACCCAGCTACTGGAGAGTATAAATCTCTAAAGCAGGAAATTGTCAAAGAAGAAGTAAAGACTAGAACAGTCAAGGAAGAGGTTCCAGAGACATCTGAACCGCAAATTACCCTAGACCCTAACAAGTACATACTTAATAAAGCAGCTGCCCAATTAATGGGAGTTGCTTGGGAAGATAGACTTAGTATTAAATATCAGAAAATTGACGGAATCACTTTCCCCGTTATAGGAACTGATGAAGCCTTTGGAACCAAAGGTGGAAACAAACTTACTAAGAGTCTGTCTGTCAGCTGTAGAGGTAAAGCTAATGACATGCTACGTCAGTATGGAGATACATTTACAGTAACTACGATGAAAGGTCAAGACGACCTCTTCGTATTAGTTGGTAATGCTGAAAGGCCGGAAGAGCCTGAAGTAGATAACATAGAGGTATTAGAAGATGAAAGCGACAACATTGATTTGCCGTTAGACACAGAGATTGGAGATGAGTCAGCTAAAGAGATTGACCCATTAACTTTTGAACTTTAATACTTATAAACTATGTCAATGAATTTCAACTTAACAAACACGAACGGTACATCATCTATTAAACCAAGACTGAAACCATGGGAAATCCACAATGTTATCTTCAAGGGAATAACATTTAATGAGTTTAAGGGTAAGAAAGACCCTGACGCAGTGTACAAAACCATGAGAATTTCATTCGAGAATGAGAATGGTGTTTATGAAGAAACAGTATTCTGTCCTAAAGAGGGAGATGATGTAAGACAAGTAAGCTCTAACAATGGAGTTGAACGTGAAAGTCCGTCCAACTTTGAGAAGTTTAAATTTATGTTAGCTCATATTGGAGAACAACTTGCTCCTAAGAAATATGAAGCATTTAAAACTAAAACTTTTGCCCTTCCGGAAGAGTTTGAGAAATTGGTAAAGACATTTGCCGACATCACTAAGGATGCAGTTAATAAGCATACTAATCTGAAGCTGATTGCTAATAAGAAAGGCGAACCTTGTCTGCCTTATTTCGTCAATATCAGTAAAGCAGGTGATGCATATATCTCTAACAACTGGTTAGGAGACAAAGTATTCTTCTCTGACTATGAAATCAGTCAGATGAATAAACAGAAGAGTAACGGCCCTACTGATATGCCTGGTACAAGTTCTGACGATTTTGCAACATCTAATGATGCAGCCACAGATAACGCAGACCTTGACTTTGAAGTGTAATAATTAATTAGTAAATTTGAGGTTCAAACATTAAACATTGAAATAATATGGTATTGGAATATGAACCTAAAATTACTAAGAAGTATTTACTTGAAAGGCAGACTCAGGAAACTTATCTTGAGTACTATCTAGGAATCCCAGTTAAGAAAGGGTTGTTTAAATCTCCGTTGAGAAATGATAATTCTCCTACGTGTTCCTTTTATAGGAATGCGTCTGGAGACATCATATTCAATGACTTCAGCGGACAGTTCTATGGTAATTTCATTAGTGTGGTTATGTATAAGTATAGTTGTACTTATTATAAGGCATTGCAAATAATTGCTAACGACTTTGGCTATATAACTCATAAAACGTTACCTAAGAACAATAAGCCTGTAGTCGCAAGTAAGTCTGAATTTAAGGACGATGGACCTGCGATTATAAGAGCTGATGTACAAGAGTTCACTGAATCTGAACTACAGTGGTGGGCACAATATGGCATTACTAAGGAGATTCTGAAGAGATTCAGAGTCTATTCTTGCAAGGCTGTCTATTTAAATGGCAGTTATTATGCCACTACTGGTCCACAGAATCCCATGTTTGGCTATTATCGTGGTAAGAACGATAAAGGGGTTGAGTTATGGAGAATCTACTTTCCATTTAGAGAAAGAGGAACTACACGGTTTCTATCTAACTGGAAGTCTATCATGTTACAGGGAGCACATCAGCTTCCGGCAGAAGGCGATTTGTTAGTAGTTACTAAGAGTATGAAAGACGTTATGTGTCTATATTCTTTAGGAATTACTGCAATAGCTCCTAATTCAGAGAATTTATTCTTAACTGAATCTCAATTCGAGAAGTTGAGTAAAAGATTTAAGAAGATAGTTGTATTCTATGATAACGACTTGCCTGGCATTCATAACATGAACCAGATAAGAAAGAAGTTTAACATAGACTGCATCTTCATTCCTAGGTCTTATGGAGCTAAAGATATATCTGACTTTCATGCTAAATATGGTAGAGAGAAGACACTTAATTTAATTGAAAGGGCATGGAGAACACTGAAGAAGTAAAACCGAAGAAGAAACGTAACGGTGCATATGCTAAACGTAAAGGTAATAATTATGAACTTAAGATTATTAAGGAATTGATAGGACTTGGTTATAAAGGCCTAAAGTCATCTCGTAGTGAGTCCAAGAATCTGGACGATGCTAAAATTGACATAGCTGAAACCGAGGACAAATTGCCATGTTACGTACAATGTAAATGTACTAAGAACACACCGTCTATTGCTGAAATTATCAAAACATGTGGTCGTAAAGATAGACCCTTAGTAATAATCTGGAACAAGCAGATTGACAAGGGAGTAAACATGGGCTCTGACGGAGAATACGTTATGATGAGTAAAGATTTCTTTTATGAACTTATTAAGAAGGCTACGGAGTAATCTGTGGCTTTCTTTGTTTAGTAATGCTTGATTAGAATATCCTATAGCAAATTTGATATATTCACATCTTGACTTACTAAATCTTGAATCATTTAATTATTATATCTGCTGATGAACACTTATATTCTGCCTTGTTATAGTCTGGACGACGGTGATTTATGGCTAGAGAAGGTAAGAGCTAGAAGCTTTACAGAAGCTGAGGATAAGTTTATTGACTTATTCATTACAGATTATGACATAGACCCTCCAGGTGATTATGATGAACTGGCAGGTACTATGGCTAAAGACAAAGAGATAATTATTGGTGACATATACGATATAGAAGAGTTCTAGTCGTACAAGATGACAATGAATGTTTAGAATAGGTTTAGATATTGACGATTGTCTAGCTGACTTTTGGGGTGCTTACTGTGAGTACTTCGATACAGCTAGTAATCCACGTATGCTTGAAGATAGCATGATTACTAGGAATGTACAACGTATTCTTAATAAGGACAGAGACTTCTGGTTAAATCTCAAAGTAGTTAACAGACCTGATTTTGTTCCGGAATTATATTGCACTAAACGTGTAAACAATAAAACTTGGACTAAAGAATGGCTAAGACGAAATGGATTCCCAGATAGACCAGTCTATCAAATGTATTACCAACACGGTAATAAGGCTGATATGATTAAAGGTAAAGTGGATGTCTTTATTGACGATTCTTTAAGTAACGTACTAAAATGTCAACGTTCTGGACTGCCTGCATTATTAATGCATACAGAAAGGACTATTGACTTTCCTATGTTTAAAGTATTCTCCTTATGTAAAGATGAGATTATAGATGCTTATCAATTCATGAGGAGTTATGCTTAAAGACATTAAAATTACACCACTAATTGAAACTATCAAGTTCCTTGAGATAAGTGATGAGGAGTATTTCAGTGAAGCTTATTCTGATTACATTAGTAATTCTAGATTGAAGCTTATAAACCCAGAACAAGGAGGTAGCCCAGAAGCTTATTTAGCAGGACTGGGTGCTGATGGAAGATACTCCGATTCGCTGTACTTTGGTTCGGCAGTACATGAATTAGTACTGCAACCAGAGTCTTTTATTCTTGTAGAGTCTGTAGATAGACCAACAGCTAAAGCCGGATTCATGGCTGATGAGCTGTATCCTTTATTTATAGCTAATGGTGTTGTTACTAAGGATGAGATAGTAGTAGCGTCTGACAAGATTAGCTATTATAAAGGTAAAATGGATGAAGACAAAATGGATGCTCTGCGCATAAAATGCGAGAACTATTATGCTCAACGCACAGCTTATGAGTGGGGCAGCAAATATGTTGCAGATAAGGTTCCAATTTATCTTGATGCTAAATCTAGAGACAAACTACGAGAATGTATTGTATCAGTTGAATGTAATCCACAAATACAATCCTTATTGAATCCAGACTATTTATTAGAGAAGCCAATCTCCAAGAATGAGTCTGTACTATTAATAGATGTGCTTGTTGAGCATAATGGTCTTAGTAAGGTTCTCAAACTAAAAGCTAAGTTGGATAATTTTACATACAGTCCAGAGTCGAATGAATTAGTTCTCAATGACTTGAAGACTAGTGGACATTATCTCACTAAGTTTCATGAGAGCTTTGATAAGTATCACTATGCTAGGCAAATGGCTATGTATATGTGGATGCTGAAATTGTACATAGAGAATGAATATAAGGCAAAGCCCACACTTAAGGCTAATATGTTAGTGGTATCAACAGTTCCGGATTTTAGGTCTGGAGTGTTTCCTGTTAATAATGGTCATATGTTGTCGGGTTTTACTGAATTTACTACATTGTTGAGGCGTGTAGCATATTACGAGCTTTATGGATACGATGCTGATGGAATACTATGAGCCTACTATGAATGATTTGAAGGAATACTACAAGCAGTACTTCAGTTTAGGATGTCTGGCCTGTGATATAGGAACTAAGTTCGCTTTAATATCACTAATATGCTTTCTTACTAAGCAAGCTAGGAACAAAACTCCTAACGCAACTACTTGGCAAGTAATCCAGAAGATTAGACAGGGCAAAGAAAGTCATAATTCGGAGGGTCTTCTTAAAGGTCTCGCAGTTATATGTGATGATTTTATGAGAAACACTACCGAGTTCTTGACATTTGATTTAAAATCGGCTAAAGATATGGTTGCTAAGATTAATGAAATTCTTGATAAAGAGCTTCCTTGGGAACCTACTACGCCAGAAACGCCATTTTAATTATGGTACATGACAGATATTTGAAGAACATGGCTATAATTCATAGTTTGGAAGTATTAGCCAGGAAACATCCCGATATGCGTTTCCACCAGCTGTTATGGGCAGCAGGATTAATAGAGAAACGCTCTGACAAAATCGTGGACAAGTTCTACGAGGAAAGTCGAGACACATGGGAGCAAATGACTAAAAATGAATTTTGCTTTCCGCCAAACGATAATAGTTAAATCTTATTAACTCACTAATTGTTGGCAATTTACTTGTGTAGTTACAAGAAATGTAGTATCTTTGTAACGCTTTCCTCTCGAAGGAGAGTCAGATTAATAGAATTAAATTTAGATTATTTTGCATTAGAACTGTTTGGTAGTTTACTATTAAAGCAGTACCTTTGTAATACAATAACAAAGAGATATGACAATGAACTAATGTTTAAATTCCAATTAATTATGACAAACCAAGTAAATTTTAAGAACGTAGAAGTAAAAGGTTATACTAAACAAGAAGCAATCGCACAAGCACCTTTCCAAGTAATTCGTGATGCAACTCAGGCATGGAAGACAGCTGGTAAACCTATTTCAGAGAAAGCTTTGAAGGAATTTGAAGCAGAGTATCTGGCTAAGCATACTAAGTTTGCTGCTGGCATCGGATGTTCTATCACATTTGAAGCAGGTTCTGCTGATACTCGTGAACGTCCTTATACTATGCGTGACATCAAGAACGAGAAAGGTAAACGTAAATACAAAACTGGCTATCAGGGAATCAATCCTGCAACTGGTGAAGTATTGTTCTTGAACTTTGAAACTAAAACTAAAGCCAAAGAAATCGCTAAGGAACTTTACACTAAGAAAGGTTATACTGGCGATATCTATTGCAAGTACATCAAGGCTGTAGTTGAAGGCGAAGACGGTGCTTTTGAAGCAAAACACACTCCGTCAAAATCAGCTAAGATGGGTACATACATCTGCTTTGGGGTCGAAGGATAAAATTTAACTTCTATTGACTTTAAATATCAAAGGGATTATCTTATGTGAATAAGGTAGTCCCTTTTCTTTTTATTCAGATGTGCATAACTAAAAGAGATTAGATTTTATATAAGCGCCGAAAGGTTATCTAATTTTAACTCAGAAATGAGAGAAACAACAATTACCAAGCTAATCAATCACTTACAAGAAGTTTTAAAACAGAACATTAGTTTAAATGCATATGCAGAACAAGTAGGTCTTCCACAGAATTACTTCTGGGTAAAGAAACAGGTAGTAAACAAAGATATAGCTGATGGCAGTATCGACAAGGAATCCTACGACATGATAATGAGTCTGTATGACAAGGTTAGCAAGAGAGGTATTATACGTCGTTCTAAATCGGAAGAAGTGACATCTTCTGAAGAGGAGGAAACTAGTACTGGCAAGATTACATTGGTCAGAAATGATGAAGGTAAGATTGTTAAGTATCAATTCACTATCCCGCTAAGAGACAAAGCACCATTTACTGGCAGTCTTACTAGGGATGAAATGAATATGATTCATAGACTTTACTCTTATTATGGTTCATCCATAACACAAAGAGAAGTAAGTCGTAGCTTCCCTGAATATTCTCTAGAGGAGTTTAAGAAGATTCTCAAAGTCTTCAATATTACTAAAGCCGCAGCACCATTTGCTCCTCATGTTATTGAGGAGAATACTATTGACGAGCTTAAAGATATGCAACTAAGGGAGAAGGAGAATGACTTCCTAAGGAACATAGAAGCAGAACGCATCAAGAATAACGAGCGACTACTTAAGAAGTATGCCATAGAGAATGCCGAACTGAAAGCTAAAATAGCTGACGGCAAAGCTCTTATAGAAGGGCTAGACTTCAATAATCTGTATGACTGGGGACGTATGCCGACAATTTCTAACGGCAAAGACCTAATCATATGGTTGTCTGATATTCATACTGGAGCCACAGTGTCTCCTCTATCTATTTATCAGAATCCTTATAACGAAGAAGAAATGAAGAAGAGACTTGACATGATTATAAAGAGAGTATATACTGAAGCTTATTACATTGGTGGTGGGTTTGAGAATATAGTTATCTGCAATCTTGGAGATTCTCTTGACGGATATAATGGACAAACTACAAGAGGTGGTCATGAACTGGCTCAAAACATGAGCAATAAGGAGCAATTGCAAACTTATATTAAGTTAATGACTAGCTTTGTTAAATCTCTGATAGAGAATGTAAAGCATACCAATATGTATTATTATTGTGTTGGCGAGTCCAATCATGATGGTGATTTTGGTTATGCTGCTAACTTAGCATTAGCTGCTGTATTAGAACAGTTTGATGTTAAATGTCAAGTATTTGACAAGTTCATAGGAGAGTTTACTCTTAATGAAACTACCTATGTAATGTGTCATGGTAAAGATAATAAAGACATGTTCAAGAATCTACCATTAACTCTTGACGTGAAGACAGAGAATTTCATCAATGAATATTTGGACAATAAGGGCATCACTGGTAATGTAGTCTTTGTAAAAGGAGATTTACATCAGTCAGCCACTACTTATGGTAGAAGATTTACCTATAAGTCAGTTGGTTCATTATTTGGAAGTTCCGAATGGATTCACAAGAATTTTGGAAATACACTTGCATGTTGTGATTATAGTATTGTAGATGGAAAGAACATTACAGATGGTCGTATCGTGTTACAATAAACTATAATTTATGGATTTAACACCGGAATTTGCCCAACATGTAATAGATTCTGCTTCCAAGTATAAGGAATGTACTCTAGAAGTAGACAGACTGACCAGTCTGTTACAGGAAGCAAGACTTAAGCAGAAGGCAGCCGAATCGGAATTTAGGAAATGTTTAACCATAGAAATTGATTGCTCTAAAGCTATAGATACTTCTATCGGAAAGATTCCAATTATTGGTAAAGGAGAAGCCAAGTCTATAAATCAACGTGTTGATTCTCTTCTAGATGAGGTATTCTCTAAGGATGAAACATCCTCTAAGGAAGAGTTCCTTTGTAAAGATGGTGGTATTATAGTAGTGTCTGAAGATGAGGTATATTACCTTAAAGGTAAAGTTAAAACTCCATTAGAGAAATTCAGACCAGCTGACCACTTGGATTTGTCCGTTAGTTTGTTTTCAAGTGCCTTTACCAATAGAAAGGTTAGGATAATAAAGTTTGATGGGAAAGTGTTTTATGGAGAAGATTATAAACCAATAGGCTATTCCATATTACACCCGTACCTTGAGCTCTTAAAGAAGAACAAGGACAGAATATATAATGCTGATGCCTTACATAATGCATTGGCGTTATATGATGCATCTAATGGAAAGTTAACAATGAAGGAATTAGCTGCTGCTGATATATTGGCAGGAGGTAATGGAGCAGCTATTAGAATTATAGCTAAGCTTGCGGAAGCAGTCAAGTTATTAGAAACAATGACTATATATTACTTGTAATTAAATGCAAATAAGTATTGACCAACTCATGAATGGTAAGGCTACTAGAATAGGTAAGAGAGCATATTTACCAACTGCTGCCTATGTAGAGCCTTTTATTGAAAGAATGTCCAAGTTTACTAAAGACTTTATAGTTGAAGTAGAATTGCCTAAACAGGTCACTAGGACAGTCGATGGAGATGTTAATGCAGATGATATTACATATAATCGTGTATTGATTCAAGCTGTAATGCCAGAGAGTTGCAGCTTTGACAATCATGATGAAGTTATTGGCATGGTCTACGGACTAGATGTTCGTAAGCCAGTAGCCAAGATTTATAGAGGGGCACTTAACAGAGCATGTACAAATCTCTGTGTATTTGACCCAGAATTTCTTCAAATGCAGCCAGTTAATCCAGAAGAAGCCTTGAATTATAAAGCTGTAGAGTATTTATTAAGTCAGACTTCTGATATAAAGCTGATGTTGGAGAATCTTCATAATACTACATGGAAAGCTGAAGACGATTTAGTAAGTTTAAACTTAGGCAAATGGCAAAGAAATGCTATGCATATGGTTTATAATGTAGGTTATGGAGATGTCAAGATAGGAACAGACCTTGTTACTAAGGCGTATAGTTCTATGTTTGAGGACCCAGATTCTTCATATTATATTGGAGTGGGTAATGAGGTGGATATGTTTACTGTGTACAATGCATTTACGCAGCTAATTAGTAATGACAAGGGTAAAGATTTGATGAATAGAGCAGAGAAGACTCTATTACTAAGAAACATATTAAACTTCTAATTAATGTTAGTAATTAAGAGAGACAAAAAAGTAGAACCTTTCGACGTTAATAAGATTGATGCTGCAATTACTAAGGCATTTAACGCTGTTAACGAGCCAATTGATTCTGATATTCTTCAGGATATTAAAGATGAGTTGTATATTAACAACATAGTTTCAGTTGAGGAGCTTCAAGACCAGTTAGAGAAAGCTCTTATGGCATGTGATTATTATGATGTTGCTAAGGCATTCATCTTGTATAGGCGTAAAAGAGCCGAAAGTAGAGCCTTAAATGAGAAGAAACAATTCATTAAAGACTATGCTAAAGCCAAGAATGCTGCAACTGGTAGTAAATACGATGCTAATGCTAATGTTACCGAGAAGAACATTGTAACCTTAAATGGAGAATTGTTCAAAGGTGATGTTATTAAGGTAAATCGTGCAATTCTTACTGATAAAATCAGAGAATTGTATGGAGAGGAGTTAGCTAAGGAATATATCCGTATGCTGGAACAACATTTACTTTATAAGCATGATGAAACATCGATTATGCCCTACTGCGTGGCTATCACTATGTATCCCTTTCTATTGGAGGGGTTACAGCCAATTGGAGGTTTGTCTGCCAGACCCAAGAACCTGGATTCTTTCTGTGGCATGTTCGTTAATCTGGTATTTGCGATTAGTTCTCAATTTGCAGGTGCAGTAGCCACTGGAGAGTTTCTGATGTACTTTGATTACTTTGCTCGTAAAGAGTGGGGTGATGATTATTGGAAACGTCCAGAGGAAATGGTTGACAAACACAGAAATATTGACAAGACGTTAGAGCAGAAGTTCCAGCAGATTGTATACTCAATCAATCAGCCAGCAGCTGCTCGTAACTTCCAATCAGTATTCTGGAATATCAGTTACTTTGATAAGAACTACTTTGAAGGTATCTTTGGAGAGTTCTATTTCCCAGACGGTACACAACCTCAATGGGAATCTCTTAGTTGGTTGCAGAAGAAATTTGCTAAGTGGTTTAATGAGGAACGTACTAAGTGTATTCTTACATTCCCTGTTGAAACTATGGCGCTTTTGACTAACGGGGAGGATGTTGTTGATGAGGAGTATGCAGACTTTACAGCAGAGATGTATAGCAAAGGACACTCGTTCTTTACTTATATGTCCGATAGTCCTGATTCCTTATCTTCTTGTTGCAGACTTCGTAATGAGGTTACTGATAATCAATTCAGTTATTCTCTTGGAGCTGGTGGTATTGCTACTGGTAGCAAGTCAGTAATGACCTTAAATATCAATAGGTTAGTTCAGGATGCAGTTAATAATGGATATGATATGATTGAGTATTTGCGTGAGAATGTGAAGAAAGTTCATAAGTTCCAAACAGCATATAATGAATTGCTTAAAGACTATTTAAAAGACGGGTTGCTTACTGTATATACAGCTGGATTCATTGATATGAAGAAGCAGTATTTGACTATAGGTGTTAATGGAGTTATTGAGGCTGCGGAGTTCTTAGGAATCCCAGTTAATGATAATCCAACTTATAGAGAGTTTATGCAATCTATCCTTAAAACTATCAGTGATGAAAATCGTAAAGCGAGAACTAAGGAGTTAATGTTTAACACAGAATTTGTTCCAGCAGAGAACCTTGGGGTTAAACATGCTAATTGGGACAGGAAAGCAGGTTATGTAGTTCCTAGAGATTGCTATAATAGCTATTTCTATGCTGTTGAAGACACATCTCTTACCGTACTTGACAAGTTTAAATTACATGGCAAGGAATATGTACAATACTTAGACGGAGGTAGTGCATTGCATATGAATCTCGATGAACATCTTAGTAAGGAACAGTATCGTAACTTGTTGAGAGTGGCAGCAGTCAATGGTACTAATTATTTCACATTTAATATTCCAAATACTATTTGTAATGATTGTGGACATATTGATAAAAGGTATCTTAAGGAATGTCCAAAATGTGGGAGTAAGAACGTTGATTATGCTACTAGAGTTATTGGTTATTTGAAACGTATTAGTAACTTTAGCCAAGCAAGGCAAGAGGAAGCTAGTAGAAGATTTTATACTCATGCTTAAATATGTAGGTTTCGATATAGTCTTCAGGGAAATTCCTGACGAGACTACACTAGCCATAAACATATCTAATTGTCCATGTCACTGCAACGGCTGTCATAGCTCTTACTTGGCAGGAGACGTTGGGGAAGTCCTGACTATTACTAGAATAGAGAAGCTTATTAATGAGAATAAGGGAATTACTGCCATTTGCTTTATGGGTGGCGATAACGACCCTAAGCTCATTAATCACTATGCTGGATTAGTAAGGACGTTAACTACCACTAAAACGGCTGATAAGTTTACTATTCATAAGGAAATTAGGTTTCCCAAAGTAACCATTCCTGCCGAAACAGAAATGGAATGGCAGCAAACAGTACCACTTGATATAAAGATTGGGTGGTATAGTGGTAGAGTTACATTGGCAGATGAAATTGATTTGCACAATTTCGATTACATCAAGTTAGGACCTTACATAGAGGAATGTGGACCACTTGATAATCCAAATACCAATCAGAGATTATATAAAACGATAATGACTGATGACGGTCCTAAATTAAAGGATATTACCTTTAGATTTTGGAATAGAGAACTATGAGTACAATAGCTTGGTCAGACGAACAGCTATATGCTATAGATAGAATGATTAGGTTTTTAGATAGTCCAGATAGGATATTAGTTCTTACTGGCTATGCAGGAGTAGGTAAGACAGCTGTTATGAATGAATTTGTACAATATCTAGATAGTACTAGAGGTTGTAGATTCTTTAAGTTGTGTGCTCCTACTCATAAAGCCAAAGCAGTACTTGAAATGGCTACTGGCTATAGAGCTACTACATTACATAAACTGCTAGCACTTTCCCCTAAACTGGATATATTTAATTTAGACTATAAAGACTTGAAGTTCTATTCCGATGGTATGGGAGACATTCCAAACAAAGGACTAATAATCATTGATGAGGCATCTATGGTTAGTGATGAACTTTATGATTTACTTGTAGACTATTGTGAAACACATCAGTGCAAAATCTTATTTATAGGGGATGTTGCACAGATTGCCCCAGTTAAGAACGGAGGTCTTAGTAAAGTGTTTAGTCATGAAAATGTTGTCCGTCTAACCAAGATATTTAGGCAAGACGAGAATACAGCATTAGCACCAATATTATTAACATTAAGAGAGAATCCTATATCTAAATTCGAAACTCGAATGGGAGAGAAGGGTTCTCTCATTTGTTATAATGACACTAAGCAGTTTATGGTTGATGCAGCTAATAAGATTAATCATGGAATAAAGCATAATGATGTAAATTATACTAAGCTGATAGCTTATACTAATAAGCGAGTTAAAGGATTCAATGATTGTATACGCAGAATACTATACAATGACAATGAACCTTATCATAAATTCGAGTTTCTAACTGGCTGTGAGAACTTTGAATATAATGGAGAAATGTTCTTTAACTCTTCAGACTATATAATTACAAGCATTAGAAGAACCACTAGGAATGTACCTCATTTTACTAGACTTCCAGGGTTCGAATTGGGATTATATGATAGCGTTGATAGATGGCTATTAGACGTATTCATAATAGACCCAACAGACATAAATCCAGACTACCTGCAAACTTTGGCACAACAGATTGAGTCTATAAGGCTAGATGCTATACAGGCGAAAAGGTGGGGTAATAGAACTAAATCTGGATATTTATGGGGTAAGTATTTTGACATGACTAAGTCCTTTGCAACCCCAGTACCACTGTTATTTGATAATAGAGTAATTAAGCCACAAACTTTTGATTATGGATACGCTATAACAGCACATAGGAGTCAAGGCAGCTCTTACAATAATGTGTTTGTAGATACCGGTAATCTTAAGTTGGATAGAGACTTATTAGAACTACGACAGCTTCAATATGTATCTTTATCAAGAACTAAAACAGATGCTTATGTATTGACTTAATACCTATGAATTACTCAGATTTTGTAAACGAAGCTCTATGTAGAGGATTTGAACATCCAGAACGATTATACATGGTAGCTTATAAACTAGACATGCCAGAAGTATACACTCTTTGTACAGAGGAAGAGAGCATATGGCCAGGAATATATGAATATCATATAAATGGTAAGATATTCTACATATTAACTGAACACGAGGCATGTAGAATCGTTGATAACTATCGTAGAATGTTAGCTAGCAAATTAGCTGACCAGTCGATAGATAATGCCATTACTAGAATCACTGATGAGGAAATGGCAGCAGCTTACTATAATGACATATTTGATGTATTTGATGTTGTTCAAGAAGTAGAGCTGGAACTAGATGGAATATTATTTCCTAAATACTATATTGTTGAATGCTAACATTTAAGTATGTTTATGATAGCCAACGTCCTGATGCATTTAAGGACGCACTATCAACAATGAACGGTTACGTATTTAATTTTGAAACTTATGACGTGAATCATTATAAGGAACGCAAGAAGGCTTTCAAGATTAAAGGGAGCTGTAGTGCTAGAGAGAATCCTTTCTTGGCTGTATATGATGATAACGATACATTAATCAAAGCTTTCTATACAGAAGCTGGTGAATGTAATGCAAATCATGTACATACTTGGCTGCAAGACTACTTTGCTACCAATGGTAAGAAGGGCTTTATGACTATCACCAAAGTGTTGGGAACCAATAACGTTAGAATTGAAGAAGGTCATAAGGAGTCTGGATATACTAAAGCATTTATAGAAGGTGCTCCTTTAGAACTTAATTCGAATGATAGATGGTTCAAGACATCTAATGTAATTGAGATTGACTGGGAGAATAAAAGATTCACAACTATAAACTCAATTTATTCATTTACGTTCAATGAAAGTTCAAGTAATTAATCTATCGAATAACAAACTTCCCCAGTATGAAACTCCTATGTCAGCAGGTATGGATATACGTGCAGACTTCAGTAGAGTAACAGTTGACAATCCTATTAAAGCTTATGGTGATTGCGAAGTTGTGTTTGTATCACCTAAAATGGACGGCAATAAAGTAACTATGCTGCGTCTTGACCCAGGAGCTAGAGCACTTATCCCGACTGGATTAAAGATTGCTCTCCCCACTACTGATTCAGATTGCGAGTTTATTTATGAGTGCCAAGTAAGACCTAGGAGTGGCTTAGCTTTAAAGAAGGGAATTACTGTATTAAATACACCTGGCACTGTAGATGCAGATTATAGGAATGAAATACACGTTATTCTTATTAATCAAGGACATGAAGCAGTATGGATTGAGGATAAAGAACGTATAGCTCAATTGGTATTCACAACTGTAGCTAAGGCTGAATGGGAAGAAGTTGCTAGATTAGATGAAACAGAGCGTAAAGGTGGATTTGGGCATACCGGTGAGAAATGATAAGTACAGTAGAAGTAATCGAGAAGAGTAAAGCCATATCCGATATAGGATTGGAAATCCAGACACTTAATAATGCCTATGCTAATCATGCGAAGGCGATGAGTGAGACTATGGAGAAGATTAAGGAATTGAAAGCTAAACAGGATGAATTGGCTAGAAACCTTATTCAAGAGTGTAATAAGCCTTTAACTGTAGATGATTTAGACACTGACGTATAAAACAACAAATTATGAATTACGAAGAATTTGTAGAAACCATTGAGAAAGACGCTGAACAGTATGCTAAATCTTGCGTGTGTGATGCAGATGAACATGACGATGCCGTGGAAGCAATTGCCACAGATTACATCGAAGGTGCAATGAGGGCTTTTGAAATCTTAAATGGATAAATTAGTAACTAAAGACAACAAGGGTAAAACTAGAGTAGTCGAGATTAGTTGCGAATGGGATGATGCCCAACATGGCTTTGTTATAAGAAGAAAGACTTATCAGTATGGTGGCAAAGTAACTGTGCAGCCAGAGATATGGATATTCCAAGGCAAAGCCAAAAGGACTGTTGCAGAACAGGCTAAGTTAGAGTACAATTCTCATCTAAAGAAGTATACAGATAAGGGTTATAAGCTACTTCCATCCTCTGTTAACATAGAGGATGCGAAGGCAGTTGCAGCATTTGTTGAAGAACACCTAGGTGAGGGTGTTACTGATTCAAATGGATTTAAGAAGCATATGAAAGCCAAGAAGTACGAGGAGGTAGCTACTAAGGTATTTGATAAAATCAAGTACTGGCTAGGTTCTCGTAAGATAGACGGTGTCAGATGTTCTTTCTATCTAAAGGACGGAGAGATAGTATCTGCTAGTCGGGGAGGTGGTGATTATGACGCTTCTACAGTACACCTAAGAACACATCCCAAGATGATAGAGTTATTTAATAAGATGCCAGATTTGGTTCTCGATGGTGAACTTTACATTCACGGTCGAAGCTTGCAGTATATAAGTGGTACAGCAAGATTAGAATCTGGAGAATCCCGCTGCAATGAATTGGAATATTACATCTATGATACCATGGATGCTAATATGACAGCACAGGAAAGGTGGAATTATATATCTGACGAAATAGCTCCTATACTTGGAATTGTGGATTTTGACCCTAATGCTAATTGGAATGAAGATGACCTGAAGGTTAGAATAGTTCCAGAAGAGGAAGTAGTAGGGTGGACTAACATTCAGAAGCTTCATGATAAATATGTCAGCGAAGGGTTTGAAGGTATAGTTATTAGAGACCCGGACAAACCATATAACTATGGAGGACGTACTAATGCCATGATTAAAGTCAAAATGTATCAAGACGACGAGTTTGAGATTGTTGGCTATAGTGACGGATTACGTCCTGAAGATATGGTGTTCATATGTAAGACTCAGGCTGGTAAGGAATTTGAAGCCAAGCCTATGGGACCTAGAGAACTTAAGTATGAATATCTAGACAGAATGGATGAACTTATCGGTAAAATGGCTACTGTCAAGTATTTCTACTACTCTGACGATGGCAGACCATTACAACCAGTACTTAAGTGCATCCGAGACTATGAATAAGTATGAATTACATTGTAGTATATAGGCAGCAAGGCGAACCTAAAATGGAGTTCTTTAAATATCGCGACGAATCAGACGTTGCATATAAAAGAAGTACATTAATTAGGAATGAAGATGATGTGATTGATATTATGCGGAAGCATTATCAACCAGATGATGATGTCTTTGTTATTAGAGAAACACTATTAAATGTAGATGATTTCTCTGATGCAGAGTTAATTAAAATACTATCTAACGCATTGATGTATCTGTGATTAACAAAACTTCAATATCTATAAGCGCTAAGGTGGCAGACTTATTGACTTCTCTGGTAGGGAACACTCTATCAGAGGAGGATAAAAGTCAGCTATATGAAACTGTATTTGATTTCTATAGAGACCTTCTTAGAGGTTATGACAGTGAGACTATTAATGAAATTCAAGAACAATTAAAAGGTGTAATATGGTAAAAGGGAACTTTATAGAAGTAGTAAATTCATTGGAAGCTATCAACTCCAGATGTTTCAAATTGTCTGAAATGGGAATTGATATTGCTGACAGTGATATAGTCAGTAATGCTGAATGTATAGCCATGGCTATATTTAAAGAGAACTATACTGACGAAGGCATAGACTGGATTATGTGGTGGGTTTACGAGAAAGCCGGAGACCCAGATATAAAAGCCTATGACGAAGAGGGTAAAGAAATTATAAGCACATTGGATGAGCTTTACGAATATGTTGAATCATCCTACAAGATTGTTTAATTTTAATTTATAAGATTATGAACGAGACATTTGACTTTGGAGAAGCTCTATCTATGATGAGAGCAGGTATGACAGTTATCAACTTAAGTAAGAGACGTTACAGAATGAAGGAAGGCAATATCATCTGTCTTCCTATATCTGGTTCTAACCAGTACTACGTTGTTACTAAGTGGTTTCCTGATGCCGTTTTAAGTCAAGATTGGAGTCTAGCTGAAGATTAGCTGTAAGCAATTATTGACTAGTTTTGAATGCAATTAAATCAATCACCTAAAATCAATATTAACTATTGTGCTAAGATTGTGGAAATCCACGATTTTACACCACACCCAAACCCTAAGTGCGAGCGTCTTAAATGTGCTCATATAGACGGATATACTATTTCGGTTAGTAAAGATACAGAACCTGGAATGTATGTGTATTTCCCTATAGGATGTGCTATTGACTATTCTTTCTTGTCAGCTAATAACCAGTTCAGACATATTGAGCTGAATGCTGACAAGGAAGCAGCACCTGGGTATTTCGAAGATAACGGAAGAGTGAAGATTATTAAGTTGCAGGGCCATGTTTCAGAAGGATTTATTATGTCTATAGAGTCCATTACTAAATGGATAAGCTCTCTTGGACATACCGAAGCTGTAACTGGAATAGATGCCGGCACTGAATTTGATAGGGTAGGAAACCTGTTTATTTGTAAGAAGTACGTATTAAAGAATAGAACTTCTGGCTCCAGCAATAAAACTAGAACTGGTAAACAGCCTAAAGGGTTGAGCAAGTTAGTTGACAATCAGTTTAGATTCCACTATGATACTATTCTTATTAAGAAGTGTCCATGGATAATTAAGCCAAACGACATTATTAGTATTACTAGTAAAGTTCATGGCACGTCTGGAATATCAGCAGATGTGTTATGCAAAAGGCAATTGAAGTGGAAAGACAAGGTGGCTGGCTGGCTTACCTATGTACCTGACACTGCATACGACTATCTGTGGTCCTCTAGAAAGGTTGTAAAGAACCAATATTATAATAAGGAAGTTAGTGAGGGTTACTATGGCTGTGATGTGTGGGGAGAAGCTCATAAAGTATTACAGCCATTTTTAACTAAAGGATTAACTCTTTATTATGAAATTATAGGCTGGCTTCCTACTGGAGGAGCAATTCAGTCAATGGGAGGTAAAGCTTATGATTATGGTTACGATATGCCGATATGGGACCCTACTACTCAAACTACTCCATATAAGTATAATGTGCATTTTGGTATCAGAGTGTACCGTATTACTTATACTAATCCTGACGGAATAGTGTATGAATTTAGTGCTAGACAAGTGCAACAATGGTGTAAAGATAAGGGCCTCACTCCGGTAACAGAACTGTATTATGGATATGCGAAGGATTTATATCCGGATATATCTATATCTGAACACTGGAATGAGAATTTCATACAAAGATTAGCCGAGGACAAGAATTTCTTCATGGAAGAACTATCTCCGGAGTGTCACAATGATGTGCCACATGAAGGTATAGTAATTCGTATAGAAGACGGTCTGTCTGGGGCATATAAGTTAAAATGTAATAGATTCTTATTTGCAGAATCTAAAGCATTAGATAAAGGTGAAGTTGATATAGAATCTGACCAATGAACAGGTATATTATAACTTGCATTAATGATTTCGAAACATATAGTGGATATGCTGCATACGCAGAGAGCTTGTTTGATGAAGACATGAACAATGCAGCTGATGCATATGCTTTCGAAATCGCAGTTGGTATAGTTCCAGATTCGTTTATAGTTACTACAGAAGGTTATGAATATCATAACATGACTGAAGAAGCTATAAGACAGGTAGTTGATAGTATCGAGTGGGAAGATTACTACAACTATAAAATTACTCCTTATGAAGGAACAGATGAAGAATTTGATAAACTCATATTAATATATGATGGAAGACTTAGACAAAGAAATTCGGACTCTAGAGTCGATGAAGGAGAAATTGAACCAGTTCAAGGCTGAGTTCGCTAAAGAAATATTTAAGAAGGCAGATGAAGGAGCTATCTCTAAGGAGGTAGCTCTTGACCTGCTGACTGTCTATGATTTATTACCAGTAGCTCCTTGGATAGAACTTCCTGCTTTCCTGGAAAGCTATGATTACTTTGACAGATATTCAACAATCAAGTATATGAACTACTTAGACATAGCCGATTTCAAGGATGAAGATGGTAATGTATCACAGTATGCCCAATTTCCTGACCTAACGTGGGATGAAGCTATTAATGAACTATATGAGTTCGTTAAAGAGAAGCAAGTAATCGGTTGTGTGTATGACTGGTAAATTGTTATAATATTAGAGAATGGATAATCTGTCACTATTAGCAAACCTTCCAAACCATGTTAATGGTAAGCATCTAAATGTGTATAGGTGGTTAGATGGATGTGGTTGGTCTATTGATGTGGATGAGCATCACTTCGAGAATCATAGTTTTAATCTTTTAGTACATGAAGTTTTAGAATACTTTAGTTGTTACGAACGTGGCAACGAACGTAGTGGCTATAGTCTAAAAGGAAGCAGAGAGAAAATTATTCAGAAAGTTGAATCAGATTATTTTTATTAATGGAAGATTTTAAATTTTATGAAGTAGGTGGTAAGGTTAGAGATGAACTCCTAGGTCTTACCAATAAGGATGTTGATTATGTAGCTGTACCCAGTGAGGAGTTACTGCGTAATATAGAGGAAGCACAATGTTTGGTGGACGGAATCTATCCAAATACTACTAATGCAGTCTTCACTATGTTAGAAAGCCATTTGAGGGAAGAAGGCTTTGAAATCTTCTTAGTAACTCCAGATTGCTATACTATACGTGCTAAGTTTCCAGGAGGATACAAGTACCAGGGTGTAGCAGATTTTGTAATGGCTAGAAAGGAAGTAGGATATGTTCCAGGTACTAGGACTCCTATAGTAGAACCAGGAAATCTGTATGATGATTTATCACGCAGAGATTTCACTATCAATGCTATGGCTAAAGACCCCGATACTGGAGAAATCATTGATTACTTCACTGGTAAGGATGATATAAGGAATGCCTTGATAAGAACTCCTCTAGACCCTGTAACAACATTCGATGATGACCCTCTTAGGATACTTAGAGCCATTAGGTTTGCGGTTACTAAGAGATTCACAATAGAGCAAACAACTTGGCAAGCTATGGTGTTATATGATTATGATTCTAAAATGCCAGTAGTGTCAGAGGAGAGAATTAGAGAGGAACTGATTAAGTGTTTTAGATGCAATACCGTTAGAACCTTAACATATCTTGATTACCTTCCAAGACTTAGAGATTATATCTTTAGTAAGACCAATTTATGGCTTAAGCCAACTAACGAGAAATGAGTAGTTATTTATCATTTTACTTAGTGCCTAGGGCACATCCGGAGGAGAAGTTACTACTTCAATCATTTAGTAGGTCTAATGAGGTATATCAGAGATTCTCTGACAATCTCAATATAGCATATGCTGGTAATGAGGAGAAGTATACTAAACTCACTATTAGTGATGTTGAATCAGTAATTCAAGACATTGATGCTGACATTACTAAAGCAGAAACTAGACGTACAGAATACGAGAAATTCTGTTATGGTAATCCCGAATCTATAGAGGAGATAATATCCACTAAAGAGTATATACGAGATTTGCAAAGCACAAGAGATTATATATCGTTTATACGGGACGTTTTAACTGATTTAGATTATAGCGGATTCAGTGATGTCTTATGTAATATTGATTAATGGAAACATTTGAGTTTGTAGTAACATCAATAGCAAGAGTGGCACTTAAAGAGCATGTAAAGATTCAGGCAGAAGGTGTCGAGGATGCCATTACTAGAATAGAGGACAACGACTATTATGAAGAAGATGGAGAAATTTTGAGTCGGGAGTATGAGCTGATTGATTACGAAAGCACAGAAGATATAATGGATTGGGAAGATACTGCTGAATATAAACTCAATTCTAAAGAATCTTTATGGACAAGCGAGTATTAATAATTTGTAGAGGTATTCAAGGTTCAGGTAAATCTACTTGGGCTAAACAATGGTGTCACGAAGACCCAGAGCACAGAGTAAGATTTAACAATGATGATATTCGTAACATGTTAGGTGATTACTGGGTTCCTAATAGGGAGAAGCTAGTTACTGAAGCTAAAGCTAATATGATAACGTTTGCTTTGATTAAAGGTTACGATGTAGTAGTTGATAATATGAATCTGAATCCCAAAGAGGATGAATGGATTAGAACTCTATGTGCCAATATAGAGAAGGACAAGGGAATACATGTTGATATAGAGTATAAGGACTTTTGGACTCCTGTTGAAGAATGTATTCGCCGGGATGCCATGAGACCTAATCCAATTGGAGAGAAGGTTATTAGGCAAACTTGGAGGCGTTATAAGGACTTCATAATCCATGAAGAAATTATGGCAGCCAAAGCTAAGTCATTAGTTCAAGATACTAACCTACCAGCAGCAATCATTGTAGATATGGATGCTACATTGTGTCTAAATACTACTGGCAGACCTTACTTTGGAGAAGGTGCAGCTGAGGGTATGTTAGATGATGTAGCTATTGAAGGTACTTGTATGCTTGTTAGACGTATGTATGAGAAGTGTAAAGTATTCATTGTTACTGGCAGAGAAGGCACTCCAGAAATCATAGCCGCTACTAAGAAGTGGTTAGCTAAACACGATATTATAGTAGATGACCTATTCTTCCGTCCAGTTAAGGATTACAGTCCTGGAGCTGATTGCAAGAAGAAAATCTATGAAGATAATATCAAAGGCAAGTACAATGTTCAATTCGTCCTTGAAGACAATTATAAGTGTGTCAAGATGTGGAGAGAACAAGGATTAGTGTGCTTACAACCTAATGAAGGAAAGTTCTAATGGCAATATTAGTAGGACAGCTAATTGAAATACTGAAACAATTCGACCCTGATAGAGAAGTGGTAATACACACTCTTAAAGGGGAGAATGTTGAAGTAAATGGCTATTTCATACAAAAAGACCAAGATAATCATTCATTTTACTTAACAGACTTAGACGTAATTCCACGTGACTGATTTGGATAAGAGGTTCTTAACTAATACTGATGAAACTGGTAGGTTTATTGTTAAATCACTAACTACTGGTAAGAAGTATTATATTGAACCTATAGGTAACCCAGCAGATTGGGGTGATATTAACCCAGCTACTAAGAAAGTAGAGGGAGATTACGGTCAGAAATACACTGGTTAAAGATGGTGATGTGGACAGTACAGACATGGAGGAGTTCTTTGAAAGCGACGTGTTCCTTACACCACAAGAGAATGGAGGTCAGCCTACTCACGAAATTTATCTAGCTAAAGATGACACATTGTTGTATTCTAATGGAGATAAGTAATGTACAAGTTTAACGGAGGAAATGGTGCTGTAGTCTGTGATGGATGTAGCATCATTATGGAACAGAATATTCCATTTGAGAAATATCGTAAGGAACACAGCGGTTATGACTTCTGTGAACAGTGTTTAAGTAATCTTACCATTGTAGATAACTTTGACATGATAGAAAATATCTTGGAATTTAATAGCCAGGATGAGTTCTATTTCTTACAAATCATTCAACGTAAGAAGGATGGTAATATCACTCAAATTGGGAACAATGGTTATAGAACTATTAAGACTTACTATATCTTTAGTAAAGACCAGTTCTTAACCAAGAAAGAAAAGATTAAAGAGTTATGTCTAAAGAACAACGCTAGAGCGTATATTCATCTTAATAAGAGGAATGCTCAAGAGGTTGCTTTGGCTTCTATTCAGCAATATGCTAAGCTAGTCTCAGAAGGTAACTCATATCAGGGTTATAGAGTATGGGATAGTGCATGTGGTGGAAATAGAGCTAAAGGATATAAACCACTGTGGGTGGTTGATGTTGACTCCAAAGACCCCGAATATTTAAAGACAATTATTACACTAGTCAATAAATGTAGAGGTGTTGAGGAGAACAAAGTAAGGTATCAAATTCCTACACTACATGGTTATCATCTAATAACTATTGGATTTGATGTTCAGCAGTTTAACCAAAAGCTAGCTATTAAGAACATGGACCCGATTGATATTCAGAAAGATAATCCAACTCTGTTGTATTATGCAACTGTTTAAGGCTTAGAAATAAGTACTGTATTAGATTACTCGTTAGGATTTATAAAAGCAAAACACAATGAGTAATTTACCATTAGGAGCAGAGAATGACCCCTTCGCTCCGTATAACGTTCAAGAAGAGACGTTTAAATTCGACTTAGGTGTTAAAGGTATAGCATGGTATGAATACTATGGCTATTTAGACATTGATGAAGCTAGAGAGGCTATTAAACAGCGTCTTATTGCAGCTTTATCACAGCTTGGAGATATTGATATTAATGATGTAGACATAGCTATATATTAATGATATATTTAGTAACCAAGCAACAGTCTCTCTGGGCATCTGATAGATATAAAGTCATCAGTGCCGAGGAGGCTTTAGAATTATTAGCACCTCTCAATGTAGTAGAGCTGGATACTGAAACTATGGGTTTAGACCCATATACTAAGGAACTATTAACTGTTCAACTTGGTTGTGCAGACTTTCAAGTAGTTATTGATTGTACATCTGTGGACATACACCTATTTAAGGGGTATATGGAGAACCCTCAAAGGATATTCTTAGGTTGGAATATTAAGTTTGACTTGAAATTCCTATATCATCAAAGAATCATTCCTATGAGAGTATATGATGGTTATTTAGCCGAGAAGTTACTTTGGCTAGGTTATCCAGCAGGTATGCATGAGATGAGTTTGAAAGCTGCTAGTATCAATTATCTAGGAGTAGATATGGATAAGTCTGTACGAGGTAAGATTATACAGACTGGATTAACAGAAAATGTTATTGTGTATGCTGCAGGAGATGTTTCCTATCTGGGAAGGATTAGGGACAAACAGCTTATCGAACTAGAGAAGAAAGGTCTGTTAAAGGCTATTGATTTCGAGAATGAGTTTGTTAAGTGCCTAGCATATATAGAATATTGTGGGGCTAAGTTAGACATTGATAAGTGGAAAATCAAAATGACTACTGACCTTAATAACCTTGAGAGATATGAAGCAGAACTAAATGATTGGGTAGAGCGTTATTGCACAGAATACGGTGATAAGGGCTATACTATCAATCAAGTTATCCATATTGATAAATGGTATAAGTCTGAGGATGTACTCAAAGAAGAGAGAGCTAAGTTACCTCTAAATGCTGTTAGAGCACCAGAGTTTGATTCTACTGGAGCAAGTCATGACAGTGAGGCTTATGTTATTAAACAAACTGGTAACTACTGTTCTGTTAATATGCAAGGTGATTTGTTTAGTGGTTTTGATACTAAGCCAAGATGTCATATAAACTGGACTAGTTCCCAGCAAGTAATCCCATTATTTGAAGAATTGGGATTGAATCTAAGAGTATTGGATAAGAAGACCAAGCATTATAAGAAGTCTGTGGATATTAAAGTGGTAGAACCACAAGCATCTAAGAGTCCTCTAATTCCAATATATATAAAGTATAAGAAAGCTGCTATCATTGTTAATACCTTTGGTCAAAAGTTCTTAAACTTGATAAATCCTGTAACTGGTAGAATCCATGCTAAATTCAACCAGTTAGGAACTGATACTGGTAGGTTAAGTTCAACAGAACCTAATCTTCAGAATCTACCACATGACGCTCAAACTAGAGCCTGCTTTGTTTCCGATAAAGGTAACAGGTGGATTTCAGCTGACTATAGTGGTCAAGAGTCATATCTAATGGCATCTATGGCTAACGATGAAGCTATGTTGGAAGAGCTAACTAATGGTAGTGGTGACTTACATAGTCTAACCGCCAAGATGGTGTTCCAACAAATTCCAAGGGATATGCCCCTAAAGGATATTAAGAAGAACTTTAAAGACCTAAGGCAGGAAGCTAAAGGTTATGAGTTCTGTTTCAATTATGGTGGTCAAGACAGTACCTTAATAAGGAATTATGGTCTTGATGCCAAGAGAGCTAAAGAAATCTATGAGAACTATATGTCAGGTTTTGCTGGCTTGAAGAGGTATCAGGATTTCCGTAGAGTAGATGTTATGCGTAAAGGTTATATCTTATTAAGTAAGATAACTGGGCATAAGGCATATATCTATGACTATGATGAACTTAAAAGACAGATGGATAAGCAAGAAGACCCTGAGTTCTGGGCATATTATAGAGAAATGAAGCAGGAAGACCCTGACTGTGACACTGTACAAGGTGTTAGACGTTTAGCAAGACGTAAAGCAGAGTCTGAGAAGCAGTCTATTAATTATCCGATGGAGGAGACTTGTGTCGGATTAAAACTCCTTAAATTCGGTGAACCCTGAGATGGGAATACCGAGCCAAGCATAATAGTAATATTATGAAGGTGTAGAGACTAGAATATGGATTCCTTACTTCAAGGCGGTAAGGAAGGTAAAATTCCACGAAAAGGGAGAAAATGTTTTAATTATCCAAAAATTATTATTATCTTTGTTGTGAATTAAAAACAGAGTAATAATAATTTATATGGAGACAAAAGTATGTAAAAGTTGCGGAAAAGAACTTCCATTAGAGGATTTCCCAAAAAATAAAGGATGCAAAGACGGTCATACCAATTTTTGCAAAATTTGTACTAAGGAAAAACGAAGAACAAGATTAGGAACATCTATTGAAGTGTTACAGACTGAAGGAATGAATATTTGCCCAGTTTGTAAAAGAGAACTTCCAATAATTGAATTTGCAGAAGATGCAAAAAGCAAAACTGGTAGAAAATGGTTATGTAAAGCGTGCTATTCTGAGCATTCTGCTATTAATCAAGGTAGAGATAAGAATTATTTCAGAAAACTTCGATTGAAGGTAAGTCCTGAGTATAAAGCTGAAATTGCGGAACAAAAAAGGAAATCACGTGAAAATAACTATGAGGCAGAAATCCTAAGAAAATGTAGGTATAGAGCAGAACAAAGAGGTCTAGACTTTAATTTAGAGTTGGAAGATATAGTAATTCCAAAATATTGCCCTATATTGGAAGTTCCCTTTCAATTTGGGAGTAAGGATGATTATTCTTATTCCCCATCGATAGATAGAATAGATAATTCTAAAGGATATATAAAAGGAAATATTCAAATTATTAGTATGAAAGCTAATACTATGAAGAATTCAGCGACTCCAGAAGAATTATATAACTTTTGTAAAAACATTTTAAGATATAGTCCGAACTACATTGAAAAAGAAAATGTAGAGTCTGAGAATAAAGAGTCTCAGAGATAACAAATATGACAAGGAGCAGGGGCACTGTGCTTCAAGCTAGCTTCTATAAAGCTATTCAATTGGCTAAAGGAAAACAATTTACTTTTTAAAGTTAAGTATTGTATTCCTGTGCATGATGAAATCAATCTTGAAGCTCCCGAAGAAATAGCAGAAGAAGTAGCTAAGATATTAGTTCAATGTATGGAATCTGGAGGTAAGCCATTTTGTACAAGAGCGCCATTAACAGCAGATATATCAATTGGAGACCATTGGATTCATTAATATGTTAAGCTACTAGCAATTTTATAATTGGTATAATAATAGTTATAGTAATGAGATACTTTATAGAGTATACAGAGGAGGATTTTTAATAGGGATGGGATTCTATGATGGAGTTGTAATGAAAACTCTCGAAAGTAGTATCTGCATCCTGAAAAATGTAACTTTTATAAAGAAGCAATGTCGTGCTTCTAGTTTTAGATTTAGCTGTAATGATAGAATTGATGAAACCTACACATTAGCTCCAGTTGATACAACAGACATAGGGTTAATCTCTTCTGCAATTCAATTGGTTTCTAATACATTAGGACATGACGAAGGTTACAATAAAGAATATGGATTAGAGATGATAAACAATTATGCAAGAGTCCTTGAAGAATTGTCAGTAAAAGAGATTATGTTACGTAGTCCATTATTCGCGAAAGCAAAATGAAATTAATAAAACCAAGTTTTGAAATAATAGAACAAAAACCAAGAGATATAGTTATTCCAGCAGATATGGAAATTGGCCCTCGAATGTGGAAAGATGAGCTTATAAACTCTGTATATAGACAAATAGAAATAGCTGGAAGAACTTGTTACAAATCAGAGGATAAAATAACAGAAACTTCTGCGAAGGAGTTTGTGGATAGAATGGTTAAGTCAGGACACGGTGCTATGTTAGAGCATGGTACTGTGTATCTTAAAGTTCCTAATAGTGTAGTAGATGAGGGATTCCAGTTTGGAACTAACTGGAGTACTTTATGCCTTAATCCCTATACAAGATATATTAGTGATGGAGATTATTACTACTATACTACTAACTATAGGGTAATAATAGAGCATGACCTACAAGGAGTTCTTGAATATCTGTGTGAACCTACAGAATATCACGTTAAACGTGTCACTGTAAGATTTATATGTGATATGGGAGTTGCTAGAGAGTTCTGTAGACACAGACTATTTAGCTTCGCTCAAGAAAGTACTAGGTATTGCAATTACTCTAAGGTTAAGTTTGGTAAGGAATTAAATTGTATAATACCGTGCTGGTATAAG